GGAAAATAAAAATCACTCAGCGGCAGTTTATTGAGAAGTTTGACGTGGAGCGAACCACTATCTTTCGGGACCTTCAACCACTCGTCAAGTTGCACCTGATAGACACTGCGCGAGGATATTCGCCAACCGTGCGGTTGATTCGGTTTGTCTCGTACATTCAAAAAGAGCGTCCGGATTTTTTCAATGATTTGTAGCATAGATTTATTATAATTTTCAAGTTGCTTTGAAGGTTTTTCATGAAAACATTATACAATCAATTAGTTACGTGCTTTTTCCTGATTTTTCAAGCAACCTGAGCCAGAAGAACCTATATACCGCCCAGATTTATTAAAGTTCAATAAATGGCACGCTCCACTTTTTAGGACTTTTTTTGAGGGTATGTCAAAGTGAAAAAGTCGTGTTGCAAATTAAAAATGGAAAAATGTGGTATTTATAAACAAAATTAAGTAGTTGTGTACGATTTTACCCGAGCAACTTGAGATTTGAAATTAAATTATGTTGCTATGCTGTATATTTGCTAAAATATTGAATGAAAAATCCGGTATCAAAAATCTTACATGAGTCATGTTGCAATATACTAAAATTGTAAATCAAAGATCGCACGATGAGTTATATTTAAAGAAATTGCTTGACATTCCTGGCAGAGTAAGTAAGATGAATATAACTGAGCCCGTAAAGCATTTGAATATAACCCTGAGAGTTCTCATGTCGTGAGGTATGAGAGAGCCCTTTACGGCTCCAGTTGCTCTCAGGGTTTTCTTTTTGGAGGTAAAACTATGGGATGGTCTTCTAATTTAAATCATATTTCAAAAGCACAAAAAGAGAGCAATAAGGAAACCGAAAAACGGTGGGATGAAGAGGAAAAGATCGAATATGAAAAGTCTCCTGAATATCGGGAGTGGGTGGAACTCCAAGAATTAATCCGGAAACAAGAGATAGAACATTTGAAAGATGAGGAGATTGCTAAAGCTCAGATTGAATGCAATAAACCACATCCAGAACTGTCAAGATTCCATAATGAAATTTGGTGGGATCTTCAAGATCAATTCACCGGGGACAGGGAACAGGTAGGAAGGATCAAGGAAATTTTACTTGAGATAACAACCGCAGATAAAAAAGTAGCGCAAGAACAATTAGCCAAGAAATTTCATGTTGATCGCACCACTATTTATCGATTACTGAAAGGGCTTATCCAAAAAAAACTTATTACATCAATAAGAGGATACCGTCCCAGTGCAAGGGTATCACTTTTTTATCGTTTTCTTCGAGAGGGTAATGCACCTGAAATAGCTAATGAATTAGGAGTAGTGGCACATGAAACTTAAAAAATTCACAAACCAGTCAGCAATTCCACGGGACAAGGACAAGAAAATAAAACCGCCACTGTTCCAGCCAGTTGCTCAAAAAATTGTAGATGATTTGATTGTAGAATTTGTCAACAAGAAGAAGAACTATAACCCGATCAAGTGCCCGTATAATGGCCAGCCACGAATGATTCACCCGGCGGCCTGTGAATGGCACAAAGAGTGTCAAGATAAAGAGTGCTACAGGATTAAGTGTCCACGGATTATGCAATAAATGTTTTGGATTTTGGAAATTCAGGAGGGAGTTTAAGATAGTAGGGAATAAATCATTCAAACAAAAAGGAGAAGAGAAATGAAAAAACTGATCGTAGCATTAGCGGCAATCATAATCGCCCTGAGTATATCGGCATGGGCAGGTGATAAGGAATATCAGGAATGCTTGAGAATGCAAGAACAGGGGTATGCTATTGGTTGTAATCCACCAATGGTTAATATTGAACGAGTAGGGAATAAGTTCACGCCAACAGAGGATATCACAAAGAAACCCGTAACCTATGAAATCCAACTCACAATCAAATACAATGCAGTCAGCGAAACCAAAGCCGCTGAAATAGCACGCAAAGCATTGGTTCGACATGGAGAAGGTGCGTGCCAGTTTGAGGTGAAAATTAAGAAAAATGGAGATAATCAGGGTTTAACGATTACTGGCACGAGTCCTACATGGCTTAACGGAACTTTAATCACTTCAAGGTAAATTAGGATGAAAGACCCACATGAGGAATTGGATCGGTTGAACAAAAGGATAATATTGCTCAAAGAAGAGACGGCGAGATTAATGAAGGAACGAAAAAACATTAATCTCGCCGCGGATTGGGAGGAATGGGATGAAAAAGAACATGATTAATCCCATCCCATTGCATCACTAACTTTTTCTTTTAAAACCAGTTCAGGAGGGTGAAGATAAATGGTTTGGACAATTTGCACAGTATCACCCATGAGAATAGCAATTTCCTCGATACGCATTTTACCTATAAAGAAAAGATAGGATGCAAAATAGTGTCTCAGTGCATGGGGACCGCGCCCGTCTTTCCCACTCTTTAATCCAAGCTCACCCAGCATCTCATTCACGATCTGCTTAATCCTTTCCACAGACGGGAACAAGTCCCCCTTCCACACACCTTTTTTCTTTTTCAATTGTGAAAATAATCCCTGTGAAGCAGGTGAGAAGAACGCTGGACGCGGTTCAGTCTTAGATGTGGATAGGTATAGGGTTTGCTCGTCGATGTCTACCTCAGCACCCGTAAGGCACGCCAGTTCTTTCGCCCGGCACCCAGTCTCAACGAGCAGGCGGACAATGAGCCTGTATTTGATTTGATTGACTACCGTGGAATTCTCGAACGGATAGTTCAGGCACATGTCCACTTCGTTCTCTGACAGCCACCGCTTCGAGTGCTTTCGTTTCTTGGCCTGCTTGTCATGGTTGCTGATTTTGTACGTGTACTCGACCGGGTGTCCCAGCCAGGCCAGGAATATTTTCACATTATTTATGTGCTGTTGGACTGATTGATCTGTAATTTGTCGCTCTTGTTTTAGCCACTTGGCATATAGCGGCATCTTGGGTTGAAAATCATCAAACGAATGAATTGCCCTGCGCTTGCAATATTCCCTCAGGTGTGCCAGGGAATACCCGTATGCTTTTTGTGAGGCTTCTGCCAGCGCCAGGATATCCGGACTGGTCAGATAGCCTTGGATCTCGTCTTGGATGGTCATGGGTTATCTCTCCTTTCAGTGCAACAATCTCCCCGGCACCTGCGGATCATCCACCTTCAACCCGAACGCCCGGAGAATGTTCTTGACTTTTATAGCGCATAATAAACACACCTTCGTATCCTGTGTGAACCCGGTTTCGTTTCCGTCCACATTGTCTGAAAAGTAGCAGTCTTTATGGAATTTCTCGTATTCCGCATCAATCATTTCGAAGAATACCTCAGCTTCCTCGCCCCGGAGTCCGGTCTTTATGTCCTCAAGGATAAGGTTGAACACGAACGCCACAAGAGTCTCCTGGTCCTGCTCGGACATAGAACCCAGGACCTCCTTGCCTTTCTCGATCCAGCTCGGTGTCATTTTACTTCGGATGTCGGTTACTTTTTTGGTCATAGTGTCTCCTCACTTTTTCCATTTTGGGTGTCAAAACCCATTTTAATTTTTTCCGGATTTTTCCGGATCAAGTCCCTTTCACGCGGAGCATTAAAATTGATACGATCCATTCGGCTTCCGTACCTTCACCATCCAATTGCTATCCATCGCACTATTGCGTCCCAGGTTTAACACCCCCCGGGTATTTTTCAAGACAAGTCCTTCGATCTCGGCGTCCTGAATTACATTATACACATCCCGGAAGTCCCCAGGGAATTGCTCGGTTATACCGATAGGCTCGGCATTGCATTTGAAAAGTTTTTTTAAGAGGTTCCTGCGGAACCAAAAAGGTTGTCCGATTAACAAATTGTCCTGCCAGATGAATATGTCATAAAAGATGATTTTCTGCCTAACACCCTTTACCTTATTGTTCCGCAATTCTCCATCAAATAGGCAATATCCATTCAACGGTAAAGAACTAAGAATTTCGCTAATCTCTCCATTCGGTTTATAGCTCATCCGCTCACCATGTCGGTTCCAAAACTGGAATTCCCCATCCAGATAGTGCAACTGCAGCCGGCTCCCATTATATTTCCGCTCAGCCACATATTCTTTGCGATTGCTTAATGATTCGAACAATGGCTGATCGATATGGATAAGTTTTGGTTTTTCAGGATATAGGAACTTAAACTCGGTTAGTTTCACGATTAAATCACCTCCTTAATTTTCCCCACCAGAGCATCGTAATGGTGGTTGATAATAAATTCTTCCAACCACTTGGGAATAATTCGCCATTTTTCCTGGTAGAACACCCGAATTCTTTCGATCTCATAAGTGGGATCTTCAGGTGGGTAATCAATCCCGGTTCTTGGTAATCCAGGGATATGGTTAAACTCCATTTCCAGATCCAGCAATGGTTTTAATTCAAACTCAACCGTGCCTTGCATGGTTATCAACTCCTTTCATTATCGTTAATCCCTCCATCCTGCCCACTAGGATTATCTCAGACTCGGCTTATACGGCCTTGCAAATGTCCTCAGTGTCGGTAATTCTTTTTCTGCAACCGTGGCGTACACCCGGCGGTCGAATTCCTCAGCCACCTTCAGGGTTACGGCGGTATCAAAGAATTTCCCAAATTCCTGGCCCACAAGGTCCATAAGCTCTTGTTTTAGATTAGCATCCGTGAATACTTCCGGTTTTAACTTAACCTCGAATTTCTTCTCAATCAGATCGTCAAAATCAGTCCCCAGAATTTCCTGCAACTGCTTTTCATCATCAGCGTTGATAGAAAACTGGTTTTTACTGATATATTTCACTTGATTTCCATTGGTTCCTGGGATAGCATAGGAATGTCTGTGAGTTCCATTGTATCCCTCTGTATCCTGGTGTGGGCGGACAAATGTGATGATTTGTTCGGCCGCATCATCCATCTCAGCCTTGGAAACCTTGTTCGTCCTTTTTGCCTCCAAATACCTATCCACTTCCTGTTTGATCTCGTCAGACGTGTCCAGTGTCGGCATCTTTGACTTCGCCTTTGTCTTTGCCTTGGGTTTCGCGGTCTGCGTAAGCATATCGTCAAAACTCATAGGCTGTTCTTTAAGTTGCGCTACCGCTGCACTCATCTCACAACCCCCTTTCTCTCGCTATCCGCAAGACCTGCTGTTCAAGTTCATATTTCTTTGGACCCTGAGCAATTACGTCAGACGCAACCATTTTACTATAGTCCCATTGCTCGTCCATTCCCATCAGGCAAAACTCCTCGCTTTTTTCCTGAAGAATCTCGCACACCGCTTCAAGTAAGCGTTTCATTGCGCCCATAGTTTAGTCCTCCTGTATTATAATGAATTAAACTCCTCTCTCAAAAGATCCACATTAATGTGTAACGTGCAGATTTGAAAAAACTTACTGATTTTCCATATCCCCTCATCAGGCATTCCTTCAAGCAGTTGTTTTATGTTTGAACACCCAACCTCATAAAGAATAAATACAACATATAATATCCACGCTTCGTTATTAGTTAATTCTCTTGCTCTCCCACATCGGAGACCAGACAAGGGATCTTCATTTAAAAACATCCGACCATACCGTTTAAGCCTTGCCGCTTTTATCCCTGTCTTAGATTTCAGCTCCTTATATGTCACCATTCTCTCCAATCACGCGGCCTTATCAAACTTTATCCGCCTTTTGGCCCGGCCATCACTCGACAGTCCGGACAAGTCTCCAATATCGTCACCCAGCTTTCTCAGATTCTCTCCAAGCGCTTTGGCCACGTTCCACTGATCCTTGATTTCCGTAGCATCAGCAGAGTCCATGACTTCCTTCAACTCTGCAATCTTCACCCGCACTTCATCCAGGTCAAACATGGTTGCCACGGTCATGTATTTCTCGATAATTTTCCGTGGCCTGTTCAACGTGGCCTTGGTTACAGTGTCCCCAGTTTCCAGAATCCGGTTGGAAATGTCTTCGCACGTTTCGATAATTGCGGTCTTCGTTTCCCTGAGAATCGTGTCCTTGTATTCCTCGTAGGCATCTGAGAGTTCCTTGCGGAATTCATTTTTCGCCTCGATCAGTGTATCCGGGTCAGTTTGATTCGCTGAAATTCCCGATACCTCAAACACGATCCACTTGATGGAAAACTTCGCCCGGATTGCCTCATCAGACGGCCATTCTACATCCGCCAGGACAGGGTATTCCTCGATCATCTGTTTTTTAAGCTGTGGCATCTCGGAAACCACTTCATCCACAACCTCCATACGGGCGGCCAGGATTTTCTCCAGCCCTTCCTTAGCGGTCAGCAGGTACTTATCCGGCACGAACCACGCGCTCTTGACTTCAGGCAGGTACTGATGACCTACGGTGTTCATAAACCCCCGGACACGCTGCGGGGCACCTTGTAGGGCCAGCCTCACGCTGTTTGGGATGATGTACTTTGAGCCCAGTTTGAAAATATCCGGGATTTCGGTTGGATCTTTGTCCAGATCTCCCGGCGACAATCGCTCGGTGCCCGTCCAGCTCGATGTGGACACGATCCACACGGAACCGGATTTATTTAGCGTTTCTTCTATGCTTTCCATGATAATCCTCCTTGGTTAATTTTATCCTGACAGGTAACTCCGCCAGCAGGGAAGTCATATCCTCAATATGGCTCCCCGGTTGACAGGTTAACATTCCTTGGAATTGTCAAATATTTGCAAGAACTTGTTACCGTCCGTGTGAGTATCAACACATATCATAGTGTAATCTTTTGCACGGTAAACCCATTTGGACAAAAACCGTTGCATATAGATTTTGTTCTCATAATAGTTTTCGTCCAGACCATTTAATAATTCTGGTGTGTCTGCAAATCTAACAACCCCAGGGCCTTCGCCATTAAGTCGCCAGTAATATTCTCGGGCATCATCGATTGGGATTACAACCCAATCCTCACAATACCCGAAATATTTATATATTTGTTTTTGTGTTTTAAAATAATTGTCAATTAGCTTCATGATCCACCTCCTTACCCATGACTATGCACGACCTTCGTTTAAGGTAAATCTCCCACACCAGTCGATGGCAGGCTTGACATCGGGCCATTTTCCCCAATGTTGTGAGGATTCAATGGTTGGTGGATTAATACGACATTTACCTCCGAATTCTTTTTCTAAATAAGCCTGATGAGCCTGGTTAGAGCCTTTTATATTCTCAAAATACACGCAATCTTTGCAATATTTCATAATTACCTCCTCACCCATGACTATGCACGACCCCATGACTGTGGCTGTGGGAATGTGCAAATCGATTCTTCTTTTTCGTTGTTACCCGTTCTCCCCCGGCCAATTTCTCGACTTCGATTAGAAATTCATCTGCGGATACGTGATTTTGGCCACTGATTTTATCGGTGGACACACTGATTGTTCCGTCACTTAGAATCTCCAGTTTCATTGTGTCAGGCATGATTCACCTCCTTCATTTCCTCCAACTTCTTTCTTAGTCCCTCATCCATCGGTAAAGAAATGATGGTGTATCCCTCATCTGTAGCAATACCAAAAAATCCAAAATCAAAGCGTGTTCCTTTCATGAATCTTGGATGGTCTGATTCAATCACACGCATCGCCTTACCATAACCCCACTCCTCTTCTGGGATCCATTTAATAATTATTGTTTTCATAATTTATTCACCTCCTCGAATTTACCACACGCTATATAGCACCCGCACTCCCCGTTTACCCGTAGGTTTCCTCTGTATTTAAAGCGCGGATCTTTGCGGATGCAACCCTTATCACATTCTGAATCGCACCCGCATAACGGTGTAGGCAACCCATTAATGTTTAATCGTAAGCTCTTTGATTTCATTGGCTCCCCCTCAATACTTCTTCAGTTTAATTACCTGTTTGTCCTGCTTTACGTTCCAGCTTCCGGTCCACCCCTTAACCTTGGCGACTTTCTTAATACTCTCTTTCGAGTACGCCACTTTTATGGAATTCAGGGTGTCTTGCTGGTATCCCGGCTGCAATATTGCTTGGTTTCCCGTGATAGAGAATCCAGCAACGTAAAAATCATTTCCGGATCTCTCATAAGCCAGGCCCAGGGATTTGATCGCTGATTCCAGCAGGTCCCGATTCGTTGCGTTGATGTCAACGGACATGGTTTGTACGGTATAGCATGGAATTTTAATCGCCCCCTCTCACTGATCTAACAGCATTTATTTTTAACTCTTTAGATAAACTTGCGAAGTCATACACTTGCCCGTCCTTAATTGCTCGGGCCGAGATACAGCAACCATCGCCAATGGGAACTAATCCAGCGATAGCCAGTCGGCACGTTGCCTTGTTCTTCTCGAATGTTAGTGCAGGGCATTTGATATGTTTCTCGATACCGTACACGTCCATTCCCGTTGGGCAGGTCTCGGACAGACAGCAAAACCCGCACCTCGTACATTTATTTGGGTATTTCATAGCTTTATCTTCCTCCTGACACTCGATGTTTCCTGTTCTTCACTCGCCCATATGCACACGCTCCGGGCTTTTTTGCGAATCTCTTCCACCTTCTTTGGCATTGCCTCCATGGTGGGGATCATGAACTTTCTTGCTTCATCCACATCACAACTCTTCATGGCCATGTTTCTTGCGAGCTTGGCAATATCAGCACCAGAGAATCCGTCAAGGTTGTAATCTTCAGGGATTTCTACGTCATATTTCTTGTTCCATATCTTAGAAATACCCGCACACTCCTTTTTCCCAGGCAGGTCAAAGAAAAACGTGATATCAATTCTTCTAAATAAGGCACCTCCACTGAGATCGAGAATATCGTCAAGGCTGTTCACGGTGAATATCCAATGGGGACCCCCAGGTTTTTGATCCTCCAGGTTGATAAGGAGCTGTTGTAAAATTCTTTGCCCTGTTCCTCCATCGGTTTGTGATGCACCGCTTCCAGCTACCGACTTCTCGAATTCATCCACGAATACATAAGGGTTTCCCAGTGCATAGATGGTTTTAAACATCATGTCTGTCTTTGCTTCGGACTCGCCTTGCAGGGAACCACGCAGTCTCCCCAAGTTTGCGGTCAGCATTGGTCGTTTCATGATGTTGCTGATAACCTTAGCAACCAGTGTTTTCGCACACCCCGGAACGCCATAAAACATGGTGGCTTTTGCCAATGGATGATTTGCTGTTTCCTTCATCCAGCTTAAAGCCTCTCCGTACCCGAAAAGATCGTCTTCTGTTTCTGTAAATTCTGAGTAAGACAATACTCCATCGGCAGCCAATTTAGACGCCTTTTGCTTGACAATGGGTTTCACATCGAATTTTCCTTCATCAACCAAAGTCTTAGCAAGGGCATTTTCCGCCCCTTCTTGTGTAAGGCCCCTGAGGGCGTCCACAATCGCTGGGGCATCCTCGGGCATGTCCATGCTCGTATCCTGGCACACAACTCCCAGGGTGTTGCGGTGAGCTTCAGCATTAGGCATTTCAAAATCGAATATTGTAACATCTTCCGCCATCTCAAGCGGAATACCCATAACAGCGGATAAAAACACGATCATCTTACTGTTTTGCTTTAGATGATCCTTGATGTTCAATGCCTGCCGGACAACCGTGATATCCTGAAAATACTTATGGTAATCCAGCATAAAGACGATCGAATCTTCCGGTAATTGCTGAATGAATTGTAAGGCGCCCTGTGGATCTTGAATTTCATCATCCATAGTTTGCCACATCCAGGCACTCACATCACCATTTGGGTTCACAAACGCCTGAACACCCGATACGATGTCCCATTTAAAGAACTTCACGGCAGGGTCGATCTTCGCCCGGTTTTCCCGGATGATGCGATCCTCTTCGGTCGTGGTTGCCCAGAGATATGGGTATCCAGCTTTTTGGTAGTTCTCCATAGCTTTTCCCTCCTTTCGTTAAGATTATGAAGTCAATTAACTTCAAAGGCCATTCCCGTGAAGGAACAGCCTGTGAAATGGTCAATGATTTTTATAGCTCCTCCTGGAAAAATACATATTCAATCGCTGAGTGACAGAAATAATAGCATCTTTCACTATCGTATTTGGACCGATGATATGAAACATACCCATCCTGTTTCATTGTTAGACCGTAGGCATGGTGTTTCACATACCCTAAGAGTTTAGCTATCCCGGCCATATCCTCATGGTTGACGTGCTTCATAAATGTTTCTCGTGTGATATCTGTTGAGCTGTCAATCATTTCGGAAAAGGCATCTATGCCTGTTTTTTTCCAATTGACACAATTTCCCCCGTAACGATACATGGTTTTCACCTCCCCTCATTTTATTTTCCTTTCCTTCCCTTCACTCATACCCGTAAGCCTGGAGGGTTTAATCTTACGAGCATGGTCAAGGGGTTATGTCCTGCGGAGCATTACACCCGCATCGGCATAACCAATCCCTCGAAACTTCCTAAATTGAATGTCAGTGGCAGGCTGTTACTGTTTACGCCCACCTCAAATTCCGCGTCATTATCTTTCGTTACGTTCATAATGTCCCGCAGGAATGACGGATTAAACCCTGCTTCCATAGCTGGATCCACATGGCCGGTCATAGGCACAGTCAACCGCTGGTATGTTCCCACATCTGGATTGACACTTTCCATCTCGATCGTGCCTTTCCCATTGAACGTGAGGCGGACAGCCTTGTATGTTTTATTGGCCATTGTCAGTGCCTGGTTGATAGCTGGCAGGAAATCCCCGCGCTTGATGGTCACTGTATGCGCTGTTTTTTCCGGGAACACCTGTATGTAATCCGGGAAACGAATTTCCATTGGCCGCATGGCAAACGTAGCTTTCTCGGTCTTCACTACCACGGATCTCGCGGTCTCGGAATAAACAGGCTCGGACGCTTTACGCATCTCAGCCATTAGCTCTTCTCGGATATCGTCTATCTTATCCTTATTGTCGAATCGCAGGCCAAAATAGTCGTCAGCCAAGCTGTTCAATTGCGATTTCTTCAGCCCTTCCAGGATATCCTCATCCGGCGGATCAGACGCTTCACGCTCGATCACTCTTTTTGCATCTGTCTTGAGCGTGATCTCATCCTCGTCTTTCCCGAGAGATGATATGATTGTTTTCAGGGCCTCGCTGTCCACCATCACACTTCCACCCTCTATGTTAATCGGTTCCATGTGCAGACGATGGCCGTCCGTGGCCACGCATTTACCCTGCTCGGTGTCAAAATACACACCAGACAATTTAAACCCGGATGCTTCTCGGGTTACAGCAGGAATGACATTCTGCAGCGCCTTTTTCTCGACAGTCACATACCCTGTGGTTTCTGGGATATCAAACCTCGGAAATTCGTCGGCATCTAACCCGGCAATCTCGAATAGGCCGTTGATATTCACCCAGTTTTCCTGTCCTTCCCCGTCCATTGCCTTAATTTCCACGTCATCAGCATCCAGCGAGCGCACGATGTCCGTGAGCCGGTGGGCAGATAACGTGTATTTCTCGGCAGTCTTGGGAATTTCCAGCGGGATTTCAACACCTGTTTCCAGATCAGTCGCCTGTAACGTGGCCGATTTCCCGTCGATTTGAACAGCCGACAGGATAGGTATATTACTATTTTTCTCTACAACCCGATTGGCGATCCGCAGAGTGTCCAATAGTTCCTTTCTGTTTATTATCATAATAAAACCTCCTCCCCTCCTGCATGAGTCCGAGGATTTCCCGGGCTTATCCAGCAGGGGGCCTCCCGAAAGAGGCCAGGTTTCCCACTATTCGTATTTCGCAGCGAAATCTGGTTCCGGAAAAACAAAAATTCTTCAAAAAATATCAGAAGACTTGGCTGCCGCATCGTCTACATCTTCCATCCATTTTTCAATGGGTTTTCTTTTAGTTATGATTCCCGCCACAATTATAACCGTGATCATCCACAGGACGTTCACTAAAAAGTACGGGTTTAAAATGTAGTCCATGATTTACCTCCGATTCCGTTTTCTCGCCTTCGCCGCAGTCTTATTCCGGGTTTTCCGGGCCTTGCGATAGGCGGGCGTTGTCTGGTTCTTCTCGTTGAATTTCATGATTTTCCTCTGGAATGTTAATTAATCTCATCACTCCATCATCCCTGTTGCTCGCACAGCCTGTGTTGGGACACAACAAAGGAATTTCTTCATCAGGCTCAAACTGCTCAATGTATGAAGCGTCAAAACATACATGGAAACCACAATAAGGACATTCCCGTGGTGATATAAATGACGATGTTTCCAGGTAGTCTCTTTCCTGCCAGTATGATTTCATTTTCCCAGTCCTCCCATCACGATAAACGCCACCGCATACATCCAGAAAATTCCAGCAGCGAATATCCCGATTGTTGTGATTGCTTTGATTAAATCTCGCATGATTTTCTCACCTCATCCTCTTCTACAATAACTGTTTCTTGGCCTTTTTGATGCCCGGCCAATATCTCTACCCTATATCCAGGTAAATCTTTCTTTCCAAATATCACCTACTTTAAATTTCATATTTCTCACCTCCAGTTTTCCTTGATTTTCCCGCAGGACGCTCCACCCGACACCGGGTAAACCACCCTGAGTAAAGACCAAAAAAAAGGGGCAGACCGGAACCAATTTCCCAGTCTACCCCTTTGCACGGGAGGTGCGAGAGACCGCCACCCTTAGATTTTCCCGTAATGTCTCTCAGCCCCCATATAAGTTATTTATTCAGCGACCTCCCGGCACCGTACTTTTCTCGCATATTCATCCATACATTCCTGGCGAAAATCTGCAATGCGTCCAACCATTTCATTCCACAGCTTTATGTGTCCGACTGTGGAGACTTTTACCCCAGATTTAGCTTCAATCTTATTGAGTATGAATTTCATGATTTCCTCCGATTTCCTGACGTTAATCACTCCATAAACCCACCAAACCCCGTAAACCCCGCAGGGCTTGGTAGGTCTCAATGATTAAGCGTTCACGGCGGCCTGATACTCAACCGCATCACCCTCTAATTTCCCGGCGATCTTCCTGAGCGTTTTCGACAAGGCAATCATTTTCTTGTCGCAGCCCTTATCGGCATCCAACAGTCGCTTGCTATGACCGTTTCCATTGGGTGAGCTGTCATAATCATTGGCAACATTCATCAGCTTCCCAAAGATACCCTTAGTGTTCTTGAGCGTCCAGGGTTTCCCGTTATACTCGCAGATTACGTGCTTGTTCTCTGCTTCCACTTCCTTTTTCTGCTCTTTTATGAGCTTCCCCAGCCTGTTATTTCTCGACTGAAAAACCTCATTCCGGTAAGCATTCACGACCGCGATCTGCTTGTTGGCGTTCCCGCCAGCGTCAAGGGCTTTCCCGGCGGCCTTGATAGGATCAACCCCGTCAGTGGTAAAACACTCGGCAATATGCCGGGCTACCATCTTGGAGATTTCCCCGTCATTGACCAATTTCTTGACCATGCCAGGCAGTTCCGTGATCGGCAGATCAGACTGTAAGGATTTCACGGATTTTCCCAGCTTGCTCGCAACGTACCCGACAGAGGCGCCAGCGTCTATACATCTGGACGCCAGGGTAATTTCTTCCATCGGCTTCATGGGCAAACCCAGATTGCTCGAAAGAGCGTCAAGGTTCCTGTCCACGTCGTTCCGGTATCCAACCACAAAACATGGAATTTCTGGGATACCAGCCCTTACCGCAGCCGGAAACCGATGATTTCCCTTGACGACTTTAAACATACCGTCTTCCTGAGCCTCAACCGTTATAGCCTCATCAGGTTTAAAACCTTCAGATTTCATGCTGATTGTAAGCGACTCAATATGGGCCTCATCAGTGTTTTCCCGTGGTTGATACGTAGGATCTACCGTGATTTTCCCGGTCTCTATTATCTGTAACATATTCCGTCCCTCCCTTTGCGTTTTGGGAGCTACGAAAGGAATTGCAGATTTCCCGCAACCCCCAGGTTTTCCCGCTATTGTAAGCAGGGTGAAAGGCAAGGAAAGGTAAAGTAGCAAAAGCCTATCTTTGATCTACAAGTTCATGCCACCTTTTTTCGCCCTTCACCCTGCCTTCAAACAGATAATCCGGTGGTATCCCCGAAGAGTTAAGAATTTTCCCACAGATATAAAAATATCCAGTTTTCCCGCTGTTATGGTAGCCGAAGCGTTCACCAGCCGGAAAGAGAGAATTTTCTCGATCATCAGAGCGTGTCGTATTGCCCGCTTGAAAGCAGCATTTGAGACAGGAATTTCCTGGGCGCATCCTTAATACCGGCTCGAAACCGGATTCTGCACTACCCAGGATTTTCCTGTAATTCTCGGAGCAATTTCTCGCCCCGAAGCAAAGGAGGTGTCTGCGGTGGAGAGTGGCCTTCCCGTTATTGGAGAACCTTACATCCCCGTCCATACCATCACACTCACCAGCGAAAAGATAAACAGATACCAACCTCAGCAACCCTGCCAGCTCCAAAATTTCCTGCAAATTTCTCGCAGAATTTCTCGGAGCCCCGGCAACCTGCATTAACAGGTATCTACATTTCGCCCATAAGTGCTAACGACAGCACTTCAGGAAACACTCGGAAAACCGCATGGCGGTTATACCAGTCCCCTTTGCAGACGACGTATTTGACGGCATACGCACCGAGTACACTTGACGGTGGCACTAAACCGTTGGATCTTATTTTATGCAGGAGCGATCCAATCCTGCCCTATATTTAACAGATACAGCACACCAGGCGATACAGGAATCCCAGCACACCGAGTATAGTTTTTTACATAGCAAACACCATAAGCTATGACCCGGACAGCCTCCAGGTACGCACAGCTCCAGGTGAGACCGTACGCACAGGGCTATTTTGAGAGATCACCGCCGATATTTAGGCTACTCTCCAAGGCATAACTGCCCGGTCAGGGCGTAACCCCAACAGTCCAGCCGTAATCCGCTGGCAGGATCAAAGAACTCAGCATCAGCCCACAGGCCCGGCAGGTACGCCAGGAGCCCGTTATTGGACATCGCATAAGCCCTTACGCAAGGCGGAGCATTCGTGGCCTTTTGACAGATAAGCCATTAGCAACATGACGGTTGCAGTACCTTGCCAGGTTCATCCCCGCCTTGCGAAAAGGTTTATACACATACATTCATAAGCCTTTCAGGGTACGTCCAGGATAGGACGTACCATCAAAGGTTTATGGTTCGATTATTTATGACACAAGATATCTCAACACCTTGCGATTATATGGCGATGGTAACTGCCATACGATACGACCGATTAAATGCAGCGGTCGGAAGTTATGCTGAATGAATGATTTTAGCTTTTTCATATCATCACCCCCACACAATCGACAATGTAATTGTCGATATCAAGATTGTCGATAATGAAATAATGCACAATGTTAATATCGACATTGCTATAATCGACATTGTTAATATCGACAATCGCACAATGCACAATAACATTATGTATATTAGTATGATAGCATTACACACAATAGTATTGTCGATATTAAGATTGTCGACAATATCAAGACGGACGGAAAGTCAAAAGACAAGACTCTCTTGTCTCTCTCTTTTGTCTCTCTCTTTTGTCCTCTCAATTCATATAGTCTTGAAAGTCTCTTTTGAGTCAATTTATTTTTATAATAATGAAAAAAAAGGCTTGACAGGTATTAAATAAGATGTTATCTTTCTATTGACACGGAGAGATAAATTGAAAAACCGGACAACAAAAAACCAAAGTCTTGACTTGAGAAGACGGGAAAGAGTCTCCGGACTCCTCTCCGTGTCAACGTCTCTTGAGTCAAGACTTTTTTTTGAGAGGAGAAGCTATGACAATCCAAGAATTTGTAAAATTGACAGGGTTGAAAATTCGTAAGCCGATTAATAAAACAGAGTTTCAGTTTCCGGAGGTGGTTATTGAAAAAGGAAAAAAAGAGGTGGTTATTAAATAGGACGGAGACGGAGAAAGAGACGGACGAATAAATAAGATACATCATTATAAAGAGAGGAGAGGAGTCAAGACGGACGGAGAGTCCATCACGGACACGGAGACACGGACGAATAAGACACGGAGAGGAGAAAAATAATGGAACTATCTCAAGAGACGTACGAAAAAGCAATCGGAGAAGTCTCGGACTCAATAGGTTACACGGAGAGACTTTCAAGCCCTGTAATCTCTTTAATCGAGAGGAGTAGGGACGGAGAGGACGGACTACCGGCCACAAAAGAGGACTTGAGACGTTATCTTTTAGCCTGTAAAAGACACGACAACGTCCGAGTCCATCAAACAAGAGAGGAGTCTTTATACAATAAGGACGGAGAGGAGAGACAAATTGACTCTCTCCGAGAGACGGAGTCCGGAGAGTCAAAATACTATTTTGAGAAGTTTATAAAAAGTCTCTTTCTCAAGAAAGACAAGTTTTTATGTTCGGCTTATTTTGTCTCCGGACTTTCAACCCATAAAATTTTAAGACTCGGACTTATGAAAGAAAGTCAAAAGACTATTTATCGGAGACTTCGTTTTATAGCAGATGAATATGGACGTTTTCTCTCGGAGAGAGGGCTTGAGACAAAAGACTTGAGACAAGATGGACTTTGGACGGATGTTGTGGACTCCGGACGGACGTATTTTAGACACAGAGACGGAGAGGACTTGTCTCCAAATATCAATCCTCTCAAGAGATATAGGCGGACAAAAGAGGAGAAAGACTTGATAAAGTTTAGAGAGGAGTCAAGACTTTCAAGAGAGAGACACCTAAAAAAGATGGACACGGACGGACACGGAGTCTCTTGTCCTCTCGGAGAGGACGGACGGAGAGACTTGAAAGAGATAGAGAAAGTCAAGAGTCCAGAGACTTCTCTCTTTACAAAGTCCGGACGTTGTTTAATCCCTCTCGGAAAGACGGAGAAAGAGGACGGAAAGAAAGCAAAAGAGTCTCTTTCCGATATACGAAGACTTCAAAGTCTTGAGTCCGCATACTTAGGAAAGAGAACGGACTCTTGTCTTGATATGGACAAGTCTCTCTCTGGAGTCCGGATATACGAGACGTTCATTACTCCAGAGAAAGAGAGGACGTTTACCGGTTTCAAGAAAGACAAGACTCCGTTTAAAGTCCATACAGGTATAGTCTCTCCAGAGACTATTGAAACTGCTCCTCTCGGAAAGACGGACGGACTCAAGAGACAAAGACAATATCTCGCTATCAAGTCTCAAGAGAAAGAGGAGAAAGACGGAGAGGACACGGACACGGAGAAAGTCAAGAGGACGGACGGAAAGACACGGACACGAAAGACTCGGACGGACTCCGGACGGACTACCATCTTGAGAAAGAGAAGAGAGTCACTAATCCATGTAACCATGTAACCATCTAACCATCTAATCAAGAGGACTCTTGTCAAAAGACTTGAGTCCTTTTGCTTTATACTCTCTAATCTCTTGAGAGACACGGAGAGAGACACGAATAAGAAAGAGAGAGGAAAGGACGGAGACTCGGACGGACAAGACGGACGTGGTGGACTCGGAGACTCGGACTCCTGGACTCCTGGACTCGGACGAAAGAGAGAGGAGAGGACGGACTCAAGTCAAGAGTCAAGACAAGACACGGAGTCAAGAGAGGAGAGAGGACAAGAGGAGAGGAGAGACTATCACCAGGCTTGGGATATACGCTTGGGATATACATGGGATATACGCTTGGGATATACAAATAATTGGTGAGTCGCCATATCATACAACACCCCAACACCAACACTAATTACAACACCAACACCAACACCCAACAACACCCTACCACCACGACCTACACTTAATACCCTATTAAGTATAGGTTTGGATTATATGTAATGATTACAAGTACTCATGCCATACCCGCCCCTACTTCTATCCCAATACCCGCCCGTCTTCTGTGGGTGGCTGGTAACTGTTCATGGATTATTTACCAATTTTTCAAACCTAAGTCCAAGCCGAAAATCGTTCTTGACATTTTCAAATCTTACCCATAAGATATTCTAATGACGCATAAGAAAAACTTATACGTGCGTGTTTAAGTAATATATATATCGTTAATTTATCCAAATAGAAATAGAATTTATTGAAACATTGAAAATTACTTATTGATACTATTATACATCGCTAAACTGAGTTCATAATTATTACAAGTAATAATTTATTAGCGCATATGATCAAGATTTTTTATTCCCTATATATATAAGTAATTTCAGGTAGTTAATGTTTTAATTTTAGTATTAAAAATAAAGTCTGAGAGGAGAATTATGGACCCATTACGATTTAATCAATTATACCCTACGATTGGGATGGATAAGAACGATCGGACACTACTTCGGTGGGATCCTGTTACTCAATGTAGTGGAGATTGTGTTCTTTATGAAGAATGTCCGTACCAGAAGAAAGGTCGGTGTAGTTTAGAGCAGACATATATGAACACGATTTACCGGAATTTAATTCACCCTGATTCGGCGAAGGGGATATCCGAGCAGTTCAGCGATTTTGAGCTTCAGCGGGTGGGGTTACATTTAATGCCATTATACCAGCAGTTAATTCGATTTAAGAAGATTGCATTCGCTGTTGAGCAGATTGTGATAAGCGATAAAAAGGGGAGCGTTAAGATTCATCCGATTTTTGCTGAGATCCGGACTGTAATCCGAGAGATTGAGAGAGTTATGGGGGCGTTAAAAATTGAAGAAAAATGGAAGAAAAAGTTTGGATCTGCTATAGGAATAACTGATGTGAGCCTTGAAGAATTATTTGAAAAAGGAATTCCAGGGTCATATGAGGAAATTGCAAAATAATTAATTTAATCCTTGACTTTTTTAATTGTTAGTCGTATAAGGAGATTATGTCTAAAACAGTATCCCATAAATCAATCTTTAAATTAATCCCCGAGTGGGCGGTATCCGCAAGGACCGCGGCGAATTACTGTTCGCTGACACCACTCGGGGATTTTTCTATGGGAGGATGAAAACATGGAAGAAGAATGGTTATCGTGGCCTACAAACCCTGATTATGCTGTTTCAAATTATGGAGAGGTGAAAAGGATTGTTCCATATAAAACATTTACGGGTGGTGCTATTTTAGGAAGAGTTTTAACTCCATACGTTTTACCTGAAAGGAAAGGTTTTTCCGTAGCCGTGTTCATATTGGATCGACAAACTCGACGACAAGTTGCAGGTATGGTTTTAGAAACTTTCATCGGACCATCTCCCAGGCAAGGTAAAGAGATTGTTTGGGAAGATGGAAATCCTTACAATAATCGATCGGATAACTTAGAATGGAAGCCTTTATATCCAGAACCAATTAAGGTTGATTTTTTAGAAATTGCTTTGCCAGGCGAAAAATGGAAAAGGTGGCCTGGAGAATCTTATTCTCCTTATTTTGCATCAACATTAGGAAGGGTAGCTATTCTTTTTAAAAATAATTTAAGGATAGCGAATGGGGGATGGAAAAGTAAGGATAATTGTCACCCACATAAAATTTTAAAAATAAAAAACAAGAAACAGATGAGGCAATTAACCGTTGGAAAATTTGTTTTAGAAACCTTTAAAAAATGTCCAGGAGAAGATTACTGGCTATATCGAAGGGATGGTGATGCGAGAAACGATAAATTGTCAAATTTAGTGTGGGGATTAAGGCCAAGTGGAATGTTAGGAGTAAGCGCAGAATTAAAACAAGTTAAAAGGTGGTTAGGGTTGGCAGGTGGTCATATAGCGAAAATTAATGCTATGATAAATAATGCTCCAAAAGTTAAACAACTTGCAGATAAATTAAAGGTATCTCAAAAAAAGGCAAAAGAATTTTTAGACCAGCATCAAACATTAATGCAATCTGTTGAAAAAATTAAAAAGGAGATAGATTATGCAAAATACAATTAAAGAAAGCCTCCAAATGGTGAAAGATTTCAGGACAGCCTCAAATGAGAAATTGTTAGAAGTTCATACCCATTTAGTCGTTTTAGAAAGTTCAGGGGTGTGGAAAAAAAAGGTTTACTATGGTGGAGACAAAACTCTGGAGAAGTTTAAAGACAGTTCATTTTCAACCTTTTTGAAGGAAGTTTTTGCAATAACGATGGTTTGGTATGTGGGAATAAATAAAATTTTAGCTGTAAAAAATGGAAAAGAATTGTTCTTAGAGTTTGGCCGGGGAAATATGGTAACTTATATTAATAGTACCGATGAAGAACGTAAGGCTATTGTAACAAAAGCAAGGAGTACCGTGGTTACGCGATCCTTTGCGTCTTTACGGTCGGAATTGTATCCGAATACAAAGAAAGAAATAATTGACATTCCCAATTCATGGAAAAATAAATATTTGAAAATCAAAAAGGATTTTGAGGAGTATAAAGCCCAAACTGAGGAATCGATGAGTGTTTTAAAGAAAACAATTGCTGTGTTATCAAGTGGAGCCGAGGAAGTTATTGCGGTAAATAATTAATGAAAACCAAAACCCAAGAATACCGAGATGGTGGTGAAGGGTTTATAAAATGGTGCAATGAAAACGTATGTGTGCCAATTTATCCTGAAGGATCAGATATCCCAGTGTGGACACTCATGGGTGAACTTCCAGAAGAAAAGAATCCTGAGACTGGGAGATCGTATGCTGATATGTGGCGAATGCAGCAGGAGATTTGCCTTGAAGCGCTTCAAATGAAAGACGGACGGTTGAAGCATCGACTGATAGTTCTTTGCTGGTCTCGCGGGGACGGCAAGAGTTTGCTGGCTTGTTTAATTCAACTGTGGAAATTTTGTAATTGGCCAAGGCAGCAAATAATGCTTGGGGCAAATTCTGTTAGCCAAATACGTTTTGTCCACTACGATATAATTAGGGACCTTATTCTTAATTCACCAAGGTTACTTGCCAGGATCACCCGAAAGAATATTCAAGAAAAAGAAATTCGTTACACAGACGATAAGGGTAATGTTCGTTCAATTATCCGTGCCATTTCTTCTTTTAGTGGAATTGTGTCAAATATATCTGGTTTTAGTTTCTCTGAGATGTTTGATATGAAAAACCCAAAATTTTATGTCCAATTGGATGGTTCCACGAGAAACATTCCCAATGCGTTGGGTGTGATTGATTCCACTGTGTCTGCTAAGTCCCACGTTCTTTACAAGCTCTATGAAACTTTCAAGAGGGGTAAGGATCCTTCTTTATATTATTCCTATCGCTGTAGTTCGAAGGGTAAGTTCTCGGATTTCATGAACCCGAATATGACTCAAGTTCAGCTTGATTCGTATCGGGAAAAATTTCCACTTGGGGAATTTGAGAGATATTTCAAAAATATTTGGTCTGCCGGCGCCGAGCGGGTGTTCACTGATGAGATAATTGAGGCGACAAACTTCCTTGGGATTGATCACCAGCTTAATGTTCATCCGGCGCTTATGGAAATCCTCACTGCTAAAAATAAACTTGTTGAGCAGGAGCAGAAGATTATCCGGCAGGGTAAAGATTCGGAGGAGGAATTTGAGGAGCCCACGGTTGCGCCAATATTGTTTGAGCAGCACAAGGATCGATTTGGAGAGTGGGATCAGCGGTTATGGCCAGTGAGCGATATTTACACCCTGTCTGATGCTTTCGGGAATTCTGCAATGGCGTCTGTGGAGGACCTCCAGAAGATCGGAGATATGTACGATACTGACTGGGCGATTATGGCGGGGATGGATAGGGCGGACCCTATGAAGACCCGGACAGCGGCCAGGACAATCGTGACGGCCATAGCGAAGGGATTGGCGGGCTCCCGGTCGAATCCGTATCCGGCTGACAATGCGGACGCCCCGCGGTATTTATATTTTCTTCTTCATCTGGTAGACGTTGAGGATCATTCGATTGAGGTGGTGAAGGATGTCTTGACAGCCATAAAAGATGAGTATAATGGAATTGACGTGTTCGGGACTGAACGCTGGGGAGCGGTGGATACCGTGCAGTGGTGTGAGGACAATGATATCTTGCCCATAATCTATTATCCGGTATACGCTCGGCAGAGGACTATGTTCACGGAATTATATTTGGCGTACAAGAGTGGCAGGTTTAAGACCCCGCCTGTTTTAGTCCGAGGGCAAAAGCAGGATGATATTCTCAAAGAAGAGGCGAGTGTGTTTGACCATAATCCCGAGGCGTCAAAGAGTAAGTTTGGGAGCCCCGAGAAGTCCGAGAAGTACGGAATCCAGGATGATTGCATGTTTTCAGTGGGGTCAGCGGTGTACGCTGGGTTGAATTTAGGCGTGGACAGTTTCCGGGAGCGGAAGGGTGCTAAGAGTTTTGGGATGTTTTTTAAAGCGGGGGGATTGCTGGGGAAATGGTAGAAACTAATTATATACTGGATGGTGTGAAAATCTATGATCCAAGGGATAATTCATGGAAAGTGTCCGACAATCCGGCATTGGTTATGGCTGAGCTGGCCTGTCGAGGACATATACAAACGGGATGGAGACTCGACAAGGCATTAGATAATACATTTTGGGATAAAATTGGGGAGCTTGCTGATTTTTGTGACGGTATTTAAAGACGAACTACGTGATTGTGGCATTGCAAAAAGGAGAATTCAAATGAATGAAAAAGCGGAATTGACGATGGGGCGTCCTCGGGACGCACTTACAAACGAGAAATTAACCGTGTACCTCGATGTGATTAGCCTGTTCACCAGTTTTACGGACCCGAAAATTCAGCGGCAGGTTGCCAAAAGCCCACAGAAGCAAGAGGCCCTGGGGCAACAAATGGCAAAGATCGGAATGCGCTTAGCCTTGATTGGTGCGGACAGTGTTGTTAAGGGATACTGTGAGTTCCGGGAGTTGTCACAACTGGAGGGTGCAAAATCAGAGGACATTGTACGGAGTTTCGGTGATTTAATGTTGAAAATGCGAGCTGACCTGTATGGTACGCAGACTTGTGATGTGAACGATATGCTGGGATCGTTTATCGTGGGGAAGATGTGATTGTGCATTTTTTCCTTGACACTCATAAGTTTTTGTGATAGGTGATAATTATACATAAATTTTTCTTATATAAAATAATGAGATTAAATGGCTGAGATTGAGATTCGTTGCCGAAAATGTAACGCTTTATTGTTCAAAGGAAAGCGGGAATATTTAGTGCGGGGAATTTCTGTCAAATGCAGGAGTTGCAAATGTGTGAATAGATTTTAATAGGCAGTTGAGCGTCCCGAACGCCGAATAGTCCCAGAGCTTTTCAAAAGCCGAATTTAGAGAAAAGACGGAATTTAGTTCAATTCCTCCTTCGTCTTTCTCTGATTCGGCTTTTTTTATGGAGCCCATGCCAAAACCAAAGAAACCAGAACTTACTATAAATGATGTCCCTGATAAGTATCTCGAAGTTGTTGCCCGGGAGCTGTCCATGAGTACCCCGTGGCAATACGATCCGGACGAAGCGGGTTATCGAGATCCTGACACCGGACAATCCTCCGCCTATCCTGACAAGGATGATTCCGCGACAACCAGGAGCGTTCTACAAGAGCAGTGCTTTGTTAAAGCTACCCGAAACCCCCAGGTAGCAACTGCCACCAAAGGTCTTGTAGGGCGTCTCACTGGTTTTGGTTTTGAGACCAGTTCTGAAATTCAGCAAATACAGGATGTTATTGAGGAAATTGAGCTTGATCCTCGAAATCGTCTCTATAATTACTGGCCGAAGTACGTTGGCCGGGGAAAAATTGAAGGGGAGTTGTTTCTTTGTCTCACCTGTCATACCACGGGTTTCATAGAAGTTGATTTTATTGACCCATCCGCCATTGAATCCAGTCAAGAAGAATCCGGTATTATATTCCATCCCACTAAAACCACAACTCCCCTTATTTACTGCATAAAAGACGATGAGAACGGCGTAGATGAGCAAATCCCGTCCATTTTTATCGCTCGATACCCCGAATGGCTTGAGTATGCAAAGCAAAGTCAGGCGTATTCGTCGACCGCGCTGAAAAATAGTAAGTCCGGAAAGAAAGTTTTCAAGAAAATGGGCGGGTTCAACCGTTTCATCGTGGCATGGGATCAGGGATATATCACAAGACGAAACATTGGCCACATCCGGACGGTTCTTGAGTGGGTACAGTATTACGAGGACATTAAAAAGTATGAACTGGACCACAAGAAATCCGCGGGAGCCTATGTGTGGATTGTGAACTTCACGGACGTGAAATCGTGGATCCAGTGGTTGAAAATGTCAGATGCAGATCGGCAAAAGACAGGCATTGCAGCCAAAAAGACCCCGGGCGGAACGATGGTGCTGGGGCCAAACATGGAAATGAAGGCGTCAAACCCGAATCTACCGAATATCTCCGATTCAGATTCAGATATTATGGCCATGGTTACGTCAGGCTTAAATGAAGAATCAGGTGTAACTACAGGGCAGTCAACCGGGACGTTTGCGTCTGTTAAGGAATCCCGGGGACCTATGAGTGACCGGACTTCTGATGAGATTGCCTATTTCGAGCGGTTCCTCCGGTATGATTTCTGGGGGAGCATTTTTTTCTTACGGTCACAAGTGACTGCATTTCCGGAATTCTTCAATGTCGAAGAGGCTGTGGCGTTTAAACCCGGGAAAAGTGACGGCGAATCCGAGCCGATTTTCAAAAAAGTCAAGAAACATCCCGAGGCTATTATCGACATCAATTTCCCGACTTCTGAAATCAACGATATGGAATCCAGGGCGCGGAGCCTTTTTGGTGTAAAGCACAGTGATCTGAGCGATACAGCGGGGATCCCGAAATCCGAATTGGTTAAAAAATTGGGTTATGCAAATTATCCAAAAATGAGACTTCAGTATGAGACTGAAAAAAGAAAATATCCGGAATTACCAATGACAGTAGATGCGGAGAGCATCCAGGAGAGTCAGCAGGCGGAACCGGCAAGAAAGAAGGTGAAAGACGATGGCAAAGGGAGTTCCAAAGAAAAACGGTAGTGGTGGTGGAACCAGGAATAACCGTGGGCGCGGGGGTTGTAAACCGACCCGGAAAACAGGAAAAGGCAGGAAGTAATGAAAAAAAAGGAGAAACAATCAATGGAAACTACAGTTACGAAAATGCCGAAAGCGGCTCTTCATTTTATGGATCACGAAGGGTTTGCTCAAGTGAAAGATCAAGACGGCGAGGATGATTTCCAGATGGTTGCGTATAGCGGGGGGATTATTGAAGACCACTGGTATTGGGGAAATTTGTCAATTGATTTGGCGGGGATGTCTTTCCCGAAAAAACAGTATCCTATCCTTGAAAACCATGAAACGTCTAAAAAGATTGCATTTGCTAAAAAGCCGGATACCAGTATGGGGGCAATTAAATTCAATGGTGCTCAATTTGTTGATACTCCGGAAAGTAAGGAATTCAGGAAGCTATCAAAATCCGGATTTCCGTTTGAGGCCAGTATTTATGCTTCCCCTACTTCTGTGGAAAGACTTAATAAGGGTGAAAAAGCGGAAGTGAACGGGATAGTCCTGAAGGGACCAGGGACTGTTTGGCGCAAATCTACATTCAAAGAGGCTTCGGTTTGTGTATTCGGGTATGACACCAACACAAAATCAGCGGCTTTTGCAAGTGATGAGATAGAGATAAGTCTTAAAACCATAAGCAACGCTCGGAGCGACCAAGCCGATAAACAATTTAACGAGGAGGTGAAGGAAATGAACTTTGAGCAGTTAAGCAAGGAACACCCTGAGCTTTTGGCCGAAATCGTGACTAAAACCACTGATGATGTGACCAAAGAGCTTTCTGATAAGTTCGATAAGGAAAAAACGGACCTTGAGGACAAGCTGGCCCAGGAGCGAGATGGTCGTAGCGATGAGCGTAAGGAATCAAAGAAAGAGATTGCCGCGCTTCAGAAGTCTGATGCCATCCGCACGGAAAAGGAGCTGAAGTCTGATGCCAAAGAGATCTGGAATGAGAAATTGAGCGAGAGCACAATTCCGGATCGACTGAATGACAAGGTGAGGAATCAAGTCAGTCATGAAGATTTCATCAAAGATGACCAGCTTGATGCCGAGGCTTTCGGGAAGGCGGTCGATGCCGAGATCGAAGATTGGGAATCCAGGGGCATAACTTCAGAAACGTCTGGTTTTGGTGTTTCGGTCAAGGAGGTTGAGGGCGAGAGCGCCAAACTGAAGAAAGAAGACCAGGCCGATGAAGATTTGGCGGATGAGATATTCGTCATGTCCGGTGGAAAAAAGGAGGTGAAGTAATATGCCACAAGGAGATACACCATATATTTTGAGAGGTTCACAGTCCGATATGAAACGGCTGTTTTACAGTGACCCCAACAATGCTTTATCGAGGGCGATAACCATTCCTGCCGGCTACGGAATTATAGAAGCTGGTGCAGTTATGGGGATCATCACGGAGAGCACAAGTCGAGTGGATCAGTATGTGCCGTACACTGGCATTGATACTGTTGGGAACGTAGCGGCTGGAATTGCCGATCTGTTTGGGGCTGCATTCTTAGTGTCCGACCCGAGTACCGGAACGACCGGATACACTACGTTGAATGACAGCTACAAGTTTCTCGTGGGTGATCATCTGGTTTGCGGGGACAGCGATCGTGCTGGGACCGAAACGGACCTTGGCGCGATTACGGCCATTGACAGAACAACTTATACCCACATGGGGGTAATCACGGTAACGAATGCTTTTGAATCGCAAACCATAGCCAAAGGCGCTGTGATCACCATCCAGAGCTTTGCCACAACTCCATTTGTGAAAGGCGTTGGGATTTTGGTTGGAACCGTAGATGCTGGGACGGGCGAGGACGCCAAGGGAGCGCAGGGTGTTATGGTCATCAAAAACGCCATGCTTTATAAGGATTCGCTGTATAACTATAACGCCGATGTTCTGACGGACCTTTCGGGTTCTGTTGAGAACGGGCGATACCTGGTTATGTAAGAAAGGAAAGGAGGTGAACAAATATGCCTATTAGTATTAGTGATATACCTGCCTTGAAGTTAACGGTACTAAATAAGCTCGTTACCAAATTCATGGAACCACCGAATTTGATTCTGAGGAAGATGTTTAGTGCGGTAAATTACGAGTCAGCGGACATTGAATGGGAATCTCAGATCGGCAGCAGGGGTTTAACCCCGTTTGCGGCTGAGGATGCAGCGGCTCCGGATGCTGTTGTGCCGGGCAGTTCAACAAGCTCTGCTCACGCGGCATTTTGGAAAGAAAGAACCTTTTTTGGGAGTTCTTTTTTGAACAACATTCGTCAGCTCGGGACCGACCGTAAGTATCAGAAGTCGGCCCGGACTCTCTCTCAACAGGTACGTAATCTGAGTAATAGATCGTATCGCAGGGAGGAATGGATGCTTGCCCAGATGCTCTGTAATGATGGCTTCACATATAAGGATTATAATGATGTCTACATTACCTTGGATTACGGCATTCCCGATGACAACAAGGTTTCCCTGGGAGTTGATTACAAGTGGAGTGATGGGACCAAACGAGACATTGCTCAGGACATTTTTGCTGCAAAGCTGGTGATCAGCAATGCCAATGCGGGGATCTTGAACCATGCTATCTTCACTACGGAAGTTTTGAAGTACATGATTTTCGACGATACCATCCAGACCCTTCTGTCAAAGTCGTCTTATGGCGATGGGGATCTTTTCCAGAACCCGTTAAGCGTGATTGGCAGTTTGGTTGGAATCCAGAATATGCACCTGTATGACGAGGCGTATCAGATCCGGGCATGGATAACCACTGCCCTGACCGCTGGTGCATCCCCGACAGTGTATGTTGATAACACCACCGATTTTGAGGTGGGTGGAACTTTAACTTGTCTGGATACTTCGGCAAACACAAAAGAAGATTTAACCATTGCGTCCATAGATACAAATGCAGGGACCATTACCTGTACCGGGACGCTTGCCTCGGCTTATAAGGCTACTGAGGATTATGTTTATATGACAAAGAAGTTTATCCCTACGGATAAGTTTGTCATGTGGGCCGATAGTGTGGATGGCGAGCCGATTGCTGAAATGATGAAGTCTCCCCATGAACTTTCCAGAAAATGGGGTCAGCAGATTGATCGTTGGGTGAAAACCGATCCTGATGGAATCTTCGTGCGAGTTGAAGATAAGGGTTTACCCGTTCTGTATCACGAGGATGCAGTTTACCAGTTAGACGTAGCATAAGGGGGTGACGGTATGAAACAGAAAATGGGACCATACTCTTCCCCGGGTGCTCAAAGACAGTGGGCAGCAAATGAAGTGTCACCCATGATGGCCTTACATTCTGGTGAAATTACTGGCAATATTACTGATGCTCCTTTGGGGGCGGCAAATGTTGGTGGTAAGCTCCAGGATGTTTGGCTGTCTTGCGAGGAAAGTGGCAAGGATGATAGCAATACCTTGTCCTTAACTGTTGATGTGAAAATCAACGGGACAACTTGCCTGACCACTGCTCCCATTATTGCTCACGTGAGTGGGGAGGCGTCAAGCAACAAAACAACTAAGGTGAGTGGTGACACTGGTATTACGCAGGCTGTAATGAGCGCGTCTGCTAATGATGTGTCTCCTGGAGATATGATAACCTATGACATGACCTTAACCAGAACAACCAGTCCCACAACCGAGATGCGGAATTTGGCCGTGGTTGTAGCATTTGAACCTACTTAACGGAGGGCAATCGACATGAAAGTCGAAGTCTTGAAACATATTAAAGGTGAAGAACTTTGGAAGAAGGGAATGGTGTTTGATGACACCATATCCCCGATTCCAAGGGATGTAATGGCTGAAGTGGCCCAGGGAGCCAGGACAGTAAGGGTACTCCCTGAGCCCAAGCCTGAAGTGACGGAAACGATTCACGAAACAACTATCAATGTACCCGAGGAAGAAGAAACCCCGGAGGCCGCAACCGAGAAAACCGTTGAGGCAGAACCCGATAACGCGAGCTTTTTAACCAAAGAGAAACCTACCAAGCACCTTCCAGAGCTGGAGGGTCTAATCCATGCAAAGGGCACAATAGCCGCTGTCTCAAATTTACTTAACGTAAGTTACCAGACAATAACGAGATGGCGAAAGGGTGCCACACCAAAACCTGAAATACTTACGAAAATTAAGAAAGAATACGAGAAACTGAGGCCGAAACATGACCAGCACAGAAATGGCAGCGTTGCTTCAACAGGAATTGAAGGGGCTTTCGAGTAGCATTGAAGATGATGACTATACCAATGCGATATTAGCCGCCGAGCGTGATACCGGATGGTCATTGCCACAAACTGCTGATTTTAAGCTCACTTGGTTAATCTCACGAAGCAAAAGGCATTTATTCTTTTACCTGCTCTCGCAGTCAGCGGAAGATTTCAGGTTTAAGAATATATTCCTTAATCATCAGTTTGACCATTACTCGAAATTAGTTGACCGGATGGATAAAGATTTTAATGTGGCGATAGAGGACAACGCCCTGGAATTTGCCGGTGTTGCAGCGACAGAAATTGCTGGGACAAAGATTGATTCTGGATTTGGATATCAGGGGCAAACAAGCCGAGATTACACATATGATGAAGATAATGAAGTTATCATAACACCATAATGCAAACATGGCGATTGGCGAAAGTATAAAAAAGGCACTGGCCAAAGTCGGCAGTGCGTACACTATCATACGAGATGCCGGAAACATATCCGGTGAGTATGCTATTTATGATTATGTCCAGCAAGCTACGAAACCAATAAGTTTGGAGCATTTCAGGAAGGCGGACCTGTCTTACGATACTGATGTTGTAGTTGGGGATGTAATCGATTTTGAGGAAACCAGCGAGCGATTTCTTATCATGAATATGCTCCCTGATTTGTTCAAGAACGATACGATTGTTTACGGTGGTATCTTTTACAAATGCAACATATCCAGCGGAGAATTACTCAGACCCAGCGGTGAAGTGTGGGGGTCTGATTATCACAAGGAAACTCAGTGGGAAGGAATAAAAGATAATTGCGATGCCATGCAGGTGGCGGCGCTCTATGGGAATTCATTGGAGGACGATGAGGAGCTTGCATTGCTTCAACTCCGCAAGGATGAATTGTATATAGCTCATTCGATAGGCGTTCAGTCAATGGATAGGTTCCAACCTGTAAGCGGGGAATATTATCAAGTGTCTACAGTAGAGACTCGTAGGTTCCCGGGAGTGGATGTCGCAATTTTAGAAGAGGATCATCGATAATCACCGGAGGGTGAAGGATGAAAAAAGTTCTTTTTGTGGGTGAACACATGCTGAGTAAAGTCGGCAATGGCAATATGCTTGCCGCCGTTCTTTCTCAAGTGAATAAAGAAAAATATCAGGTAGCCTGTTTCTGTTCTCATGATGTGGATCCGATAAAAACAGTATTTGACCCAATGCCGTTCACGGTCATTAACGCCACAACTCCGAAGGATTTTTGGGGTAATGAACGATTAGTTAGCATTGTCCAAAGAGTTGATCTTGATATTCTCTGTTTTGTTGGAATTGATATTTGGCGATATCAACTGATTTGGAATCGTATAATACAACTCAGGGATCACAAGAAATTTAAGATCATATTTATTTTCCCTTACGATGTTCAACATTTAAGACTCGATTGGGCGAAGTTGGCGGCGACCTGTGATTTGCCATGCGTATACTCACAATATGGCATTAAGATGCTTAAAGAAAGAGTGCCACACCTTGCCTACTTCAAGCCACCACTTTTCAACAAACATTTATTCAAACCGCAGGATAAGGCTTTAGTGAGAAAAAAGGTTTTCTCAGGTGTAGCCGCTGACAAGATAATATTTGGGTTTGTCGGGCAAAACCAAGTTAGAAAGTCTCCTGAACGGTTACTGAAAGCATATTTTGAGGCCAAGCGTGAGAATCCTAATATTTTACTGTATCTTCATACGGATTTAGAAGGTGGGGTTTACAACCTAAAACAGATTGCGAAAGATTATGGCGCGATTTCGGGCGATTTAATTCAGAAAACCCAAGGATTCAAATATCCCGTCGAACAAATGGTGCATGTTTACAACGCTATGGATTGCCTCGTAAACTGCACGATTCAGGAAGGGTTGTCATGGACGCCTCTTGAAGCAATGGCCTGTGGGACCCCGGTAATTGCCTCAGATACCACATCTCAGACAGAGTTAGTTATAGGTGCAGCGGAGATGGTGCCGTGCAATGATCTGGCTTTTGTTCCGCTAATGACCGAAGGCGGAAAATCCGAGGTGGAATCAAGGGCGTGTAAAGTGAGAGACATTAAAGACACCATTTTAAGGGTAGCTGCTGATCCGGACTTACGTAAGCAGATGAGCGAGAAAGGGATTGAAAGAGCAAGGAATTGGTTGGAAGGGGTAGGAAACGTCAACGACCTATTTGATTCAGTCGATAAAATCAAACCAGCGGCTAAAATCAATAAGGTGTTATTCGCTCAACACTCGTCTGCGGGTGATGTGCTGATGGCGACCCAGTGCTTCAAGGGGATTAAAGAGCGACATCCGAAACTGCCTTTGGTGTATATGACGCAGAGGATTTATCAAGATATCATCGAAGGCAATCCGTACATTGACGAAATCATTGATTGGGATACGCAGTCATTAGGGCAGTATCAAGTTGTCTACAATCCTCATGACGAGCACATTCTTGAGGGTGGATTTAATAATCTGGATGTGACCCTTCACAGCATGTACCCGTACTTCTGCAAGGTGGATGCGGATGATTTGGCGATTGAGCAGGTGAAACCTAAAGTGCATCCTGCCCAATTGTTATCTCTTTCAATGGGAAAAACAGTGGAAGACTACATCATTGTCCACACAACCGGTGGGAATGCGAAATATCGATCATACCCTCACATGGATGTAGCCTTGAAAGGGATTGGCCTCCCGGTGATTCAGATCGGTGGCTTGAGCGATATCAGGTGTAAGTCCGATCTTGACCTTTGCGGGAAATTGACCTGGCGGGAGAGTGCGTGGGTAATGGCCCATGCGAAGGTCGCGGTTGTGATTGATAGTTTCTTGTCTCACCTGGCCGGTGCGGTAGGTACGGATGCCGTTGTCATTTACGGACCTGCCCCGCCGCGCGTGGTTCAACCTAAAGCTCAAGGCTGTAAAATCATTAACCTGAAACCGGATATGTTGAAGGTTTGCTCGAAGATGACCCATTGTTGGGGGGAGAATCCTCAGTGTAATTCGCCGTGTATCCACACAATATCGCCCATGATTGTAAAGAAGGTGTTGAAGGAATTGTTGAAATGAAAGATGTAAGAGATGGTCAAAGGAGAAAGAGGTGTTAGATGGAAAAAGCACAAATTGATATTGAGTGTGATGGAGAAGATTCGAATTTTACTGTGAACGGAGAAGTTATGTTCCCCCGTAATTTCCCCATTGAAGAAAACAGGGCGATGCTAATTGGGGAAATTATGTGTATGAGAAACCGTGACCTTTTAACTTTATCTCTAGAGCGGCTTATGGCCGAAAAACTGAACTACTAAAGGCTAAAAAAGAGGACTCTATGAATATAGACCGAATGATTTTACCTATTGACGACAAGGATCTCCAAAATCAGGTTAAAGTTCAATTGATTGAGGCGATTATGTCTGGTGATATTACGGAGTGTGGCGTGAAGAATATAATTGCTGATGCCTGGGATGAAAACGAAAATAGAACGGGTAAGGCATTTACAGGGGAACAAGTTTTGAGAATTTATATAGTGCAAAAGGAAAAAGAATGATAATCGGAATGAAGGGCTTAAATGAATCCCGCTATGTCAAACCCGTAATCGGTGACATCCACGACGAGCCATGGGTTGACCGGATTATCGTGATCGATGGCCGCAGTTCTGATGATACGGTTCATGAGCTTCGTCAATTCGATAAGGTCGAGGTTTATTCTCACAAGTGGGAAAAATGGTTTCACGCTCAGGAAATCATACAATCCAACATTTTGCTTCAGTATATTCCACTGGGCTCAATCTTCTTTATCTTGGACTTTGATGAACGGTGTTCTGACGACCTGAAAATGCTTCTGGCAGACATTGATGATAATGGTATGCCTGATGACATGGATTGTGTTCACGTATCCCGGAAGTCATACGAATTAATGCGATTTGATGATTCGCCGTTTGCGATTCCGGATATGGCACGCCCCGGGTTTTGGATTACGTCTCATACCATTGGCCAGTACCCGGATTACCAGTTGCGGATTATCCGGCGGAAGCTGGGAATGCACTGGATTAATTCCCCGCACCATATCATGTATGGAATGCAGGAGAATTTATTTACCAACAAAAACATTCAGGCGGATTTAATTCATTACCATGGCAAAGAGGATGCCCGAGATCGGCACAATATTGAACGACAATGGCTGAGGAACCAGGCGCGGCGTAAAGAGCTTGGGCTGGAAGCGGATATATTCGAGGGAGATCCGAGTCCTGAAATGGCGAAGTATGCAGACCCGGAGTATTGGAAATGAATTTTGCAATTATAGGGCTGGGGTATGTGGCCCCTAAACATTTAAAGGCCATAAAAGACGTGGGCGGGGAGTTGATCGCTACCTTAGATCCGTATGATTCCGTGGGTGTATTAGATTCATTCTTTCCGGGGTGTCAGTATTTCAAAGAGTTTGAGAGCTTCGATCGATTCTGTTCAACCGCAATCCATTTTATGGAGCAATCCAAAGGATGTGACCATAGTTATAATTGATAATCAAAGCACGGATGGCACACAGGATATGCTGGCAGAATATCAAGCAGAGAATGATATTATAAAGCAAATTATTTATAACCCTGAAAACAAACATGCGGGGTATGCCTCAAATCAAAGTTTAGAGATTTTATCCGAGTGCTGTGATGTGGTTGGAAGCATAGCGAACGATGTTTTCGCAGAACCTGGGTGGGATAAGAACATGAGAGCCTGTTTTGAAGAATTAAAAACTGGTTATATGATAAGTCTTGTCAGGCCAGCCAAGGAAAAACATAAGGAAATAACGCCTTCAGGGAAAGGGCACTACATTAAAACGCAAGAAATGGCTGCTTGTACTTTTTTACGATCTGAGCATTTCTTAAAGGGGTTTAAGTGGTCCATAGTGCCATGGGGAAAGGGGCGGATCGGTCCCATGCCTGAATTTCACCAAAGACTGAAGCGTGGTTTTAAAGGACAAGATTCACTGAGGGGAGCGACACTGGCAACACCTGGGTTTATAGTGAGACGTTGTGAGTATACAAACCCTGAATTTATCGAGTATTACAATAAAACTTTTAGTGAAAGAACCATGTTGACGGAACTTGCCAGAAGAAGAAAATTGGAGGCGGAAGGGAATGCCTCGTTGATATCTTTTGAATATCGGTATAGTCTTAATTGGGAAGAATTTTTAAAGAAATATTATCCGGAGAAGTAATCTTGAGTGATCTAAAAGAGCTTGCATCAAAAATAGGGGTAGAAAAGATCGGGGGATCTTCTTTGGATCAGGGTAAGTTATACCACGATATCCCTTTTATGTCCTTGCCGAGCCACAGGAAGAATACCAGGTTGAGGGTAGATAGAATCCTGATGGAGATTGACGTAAAGGGCAAGAAAGGTCTCGACTTGGGTTGTTCGGCCGGTGGGATAACCTTTCGCCTGCAAGCTGCCGGGGCAAGTATGACTGGGATTGATTACGATAAGGCCATGATAAACCTTGCGACGGCAATAGGGAACAAATTTAAAACCAGTGCCAAATTCGTTCATTCGATTATCAATAAGGAGTTGATATCCGGATTAGAACAATATGGCTTCATTGTTTGGTTCGATCAGTGGATGTGGTTGTTAAAGCAGGCGGGAGAAGATGCGTATGAATGTATCTCGATTGTGTCACAAAAGACAAATTGCCTGTTCTTCTCAACCACACAGGGCGATGCTATGGCAAAGAGCGCCAATATATCGTCAAGTCAAGATGTGTTCAATATTCTAAAAGACAATACCGATTATCAAATTGATGATCTCGGGACAGTAAAGGACGGCTGGTATCCACGAAATATTTTCAGGTGTTATAGATGAGAGGGAATACCGCAAGGATTGAACTATTAGAGGGGAACATATTGAAAACTATTGACCTTAATTCCTCTACAACCAAGCTGATAAACTCGTTCTTGAGGCCACACTACCCAGGTGATATTGAGCCGATTGTGGCACATGAAGTCAAGGCATTAGAGATATTGGCTAAATATGATATATCGCCTATTGTCAAGAAATACGGCAAGGATTTCATTGTGATGTCCTATGTGGGGGAAGAAGCGAAAAGTGTTTCGGCCGAACAGGTTAACCATATTGTAAGTACTTTAACTAAGGCCGATATCGTTCACAATGATCTGGTGTTTAACGAGGAGCTTAGAAATATTACGATTCTTAATGGCAGGGTTTACCTGATCGATTTTCAATTAGCATCCATGTCTGGCATACCGTCTGTTAAAGATATCCGGAAAGCATTCTGGCGACCAAATTATGAGAGTGACGAAAAACAATTAAGGGAAATGATATGACAGAAAGACTGTTTATTGAAACTGTAATCCCATACGAGCCATGCAAGAAAGTAGGCTTTGCGTATAACCGGGCCATGGAACACGCAAATGATTGGGTTCTGATAATGGATCATGATTTGTTTTTATGTAACCCAAACTGGTACGAGGCGTTTTTGGCGGCAGCAACAAGACTTGGCCACCAAGCAGGTTGGATAACTGCCGTCACTAACCGCTGCGCGTCCGGATCTCAAAAGTCTCTCGGGTGTCCGGAAGGAAGTGATGATTTAATCGACCATATTAGATGGGCGGAGAAGGTTTGGAAAGAGCATGGGACAGCTACCGTAGAAGGTGGTGGTTGTGACAATGGTCATATGATCCTGACACACAAGGGGGCATGGGAAGATGCAGGCGGGTTTAACCAAGCAAAGGGAATGCACTGTGACGGTGATTATTTCAAAAGAATCATCAAGGCTGGGTACAAGGCGTATTACATGCCTGGAAACTATGTTTACCACCTTCAAGACCGGAAATATCAGGTTTGGAAATGGCACAAATGGAAGGACTATGGCCATGAATGGAGGGTGTTATGAGTGTTGTCTATGTGTGTAAAATGTGCGGCCGTTCGATGCGGGCTGAAGAAAAACCAGCGTGTTGTTATTTTGATCACATGGACGCAATTGAAAACATCAGTGACGAGGATGCGGTCAAGATGGGGCTTAATATCCCAGAGGGCGAAATCTTTGAGTTCCCTGGGGATGTGAGGTGGGACCCGGTGACGGGAGAACCTGCCATGGTTACGCTCAAGAAGATTGAAACTGGATCAGGGTGGCCGAAACTTGTAGTGGAAGGTCGAACGCTTAGGCAGTTCCAGGACGCGATTATGGTGGAGGTGCGGGCGTGATTAGCATCGCTATAAATCTCGACACGCGCCCCGGATTCATGGAGCAGTCCACAAAACAGGGGACCATGCTCAACGGGACCCGTTCACTTGACTTCTTTACCGAGGGTATAATCAACAAGGTCAAATTCTTCGAAGGCCATGAGATCGAAACGACTGTGTTTATTGATGTCCATGATCCGCTCCCAAAGGAAACGCAGGATTGGCTACTAAACCAACAGGCAAATGGGATTATAGACAATCTGGTGTTCAACCGGCATACGGAGAAGTATTTGGGAGCGTTTGAACCGAAATGGAATGATATTAACTTTTTGAATGCCATAGTATTGACAAGGGGTGACTACCTCGTTCATTTTGATGGAGATATGAATGCCTTCATTAATGACAAAAATGTAATTAAGGAATGGCTTCAGTGGCTTGATGAGGAGCGGTTTGATTATATCAGTTATCCAAGTCAATATTCCCCGATGCCTGCAACGGATGGACGGTATAAATCGTATTGGTGGGCCTCGACAAGATTTTTTCTCTGCAAGCGAAAGATTATCGACTATACGGAAATTGTCAAATGCCTGCGGAGTTCAGAATATCTTTACGGAAAATACGGGACCGAAGGCGAACCAAAAAACCCATGGCTTGAACATATCTTAGGGCTTATGACCAGTGGGCAGAACCGGGTGTTTTATCCACCGATACAATCTCAGCGATATTTAATCTTCGCATGGTCCAGTTACCTCTCAGGGGTATTGAAACAACTCAACGAATGGCCTTATAAGAAGGTCATCGAATATATCAATCATATCAGCTACCCATGTGATTGCGCGGCAAAGGAGTTGAAATGAAAATTATCCTAACAGGGAATTCTTTTCCATTTGGCGAGGGTCACGCATACGGGGGTGAACGTATTTTAGGCTATCTTACTCAAGAGTTGATTAAGCTCGGCCACGAAGTCTATCTTTTTGCCCGGGAAGGCACAAACGTTTCTGAAGCCACGGATTATATCCCAATAGGTCCGCTTTGTGATGATAGAGATGTCCATTACGAAGCGGTAAAAGAATACGTTGCCAAGACTGGCATAGAACCTGACATTTATTTCTGCGGATATTTCGGAAAGGGAGACCAGGGAGCATTAGAGCGATGGCCCTACGTGGAACTTATTTGGTGCAGATGGTCTCACGCAAAATTTGAATTTCCGAAGGTCAAGCCGTTCAATGTTGTGTCATATTCCAATTTATTACAACAGGATATGATTGACAGTGGTGTTCCCACCACCATGATTCATTACGGTCTCCCGAAGGATTTATACAAATTCCAACCTGACAAGGAAGATTACGCTGTCTGGATTGCAAAGGCTGAAGGTGGTAAGGCTCCCAGGCTTGGGGCTGAATTGGCAAGAGCGGCAGGCCTGAAATTGGTATTTATGTGTCCTCCTTACAATACTGGGGTAATGTGGGATCAGGTGCTTCCCTATGTGGACAACAAGAATATCTTTTGGGTCCGTGGTGTAGATGATCAAATGAAATATGAGATCATGAGCAAGGCAAAGGTTTTTTTATACACGAACTCAAACGAATGGCGCGAACACGCAGGGATTGTTTTACTTGAAAGCCTTGCCATGGGAACCCCTGTAGTGGGGATGAACCGCATCAATCAAGATTGCGCTATTGTAACCGACAAAATCATCGAGCACGGCAAGCACGGATTTATCCTGAATTATTACGATTCGAATAACTTGTCTGAAATTCTCAGCGTGGGTGTCCCGCTTATTAATCGAATTCACGAGATCGATCCGATTGACTGCCGGGAGCAGTTTGAAAAGCGATTTACCGCTGATTTAATGGCCAGGCGGTACGAATGGTTATTTGAGAGAGTGGCCTCGGGCGAACGATTTGGGACGGTGGAGGTGCCGTTTTGATTTATGATGCTCAAATAGAAACCCAGCCAATGGGCCTGACCCACAAATTGCCATTGAATTTTATCGAAAAGAATTGGAGGACGGATCATGAAAATAGCATTTGCAACAACGGTAACAAGAAATTATTTACCATACTTGAGGGCATTGCTGAACAGCATAAAAATTAATAGCCCTTCGGTCGCAGGCACCCCGTTCATCTGTTTTACCGGAACTAACGATACGGCAGAAATCAAAAAAAAGGAATCTGCCCTGAGTTGGAAAGAAAAGCAACAGCTTAAAGAGCTGTATCCCTCGGTTGAATTTAAGACCGTAGACGTGTCCAAGTATGTAGCTACTTCAAAGTTAACCCCTATTTTCTGGCGAATGGAAGTCTTTAATCTGCGCGGATACGACAAGGTGATATTCATCGATGCGGACATGATCTGCTTAAAGGATATCTCCGGACTTTTGAACATCGAGTGTGATATTGGAACCACAGAGCAAACCAAGGGTTGGAAGGATTGGAATTGGGGATTATTCATTGTTGGCAGGAAGTACCTGAATTCCAAGACTTATAAATGGTTGCTTGATGCGAAACATGATCAGACAAAGCCAGCGGAACCCATGCACCTTTTTACGAAGCTGTTCGGGAAGGAGCTTTACGAGATCCCGCAGAAATACAACAGGATCGTTCCGCAGTTGAGTGTTGCTAAAATGTTTGATAATGAAATGATACATTACATTTACAAGCCTCTCACGAAACTTGAAGGCCATATTAAACCGGAGTATCTGGAGTTATGGAAAAAGTACAGCGTCTAATGGTGCATAAATGAAGCCTGATATCACACTGATATTCTCATCCAGCCCATTTCTTCTTGACCAGTCGGTATTTCCGCCCTTGGGAATTCTATATCTATCAGCGTTTTTGAAACAATTTGACTTAAAAACCCAGTGTCTTGATATGGGACTTGGCCATACACCGGACATGGTGGAATCGGATGTTGTTGGGATTTCGTTTACCTCACCTCAACGGTTAGAGGCGTTTGGGTTGGCAAACAAGTTCAACCACATGGGTAAACAGGTCATTGCCGGGGGTCCTCACGCTACACATAAACCTCAAGAGTGTCTTGGACGTGGCTTTACCCATGTGGTTCGGGGGCAGGGTGAGACAGGGCTGATGTTGTTTTTGTCTCAGATATTGAAAATGAATTTCAACGTACCGCTACAAATAGATATTGACGACATTCCTTTTCCTGACCGGGACGCATTACCAATACGCGATTATCATTATGAAATTGAGGGTATTCCGGCTACGCCTATTATGACCACCCGGGGATGTCCATTCCATTGTGCTTTCTGTGCCAAGATAAATGATGACTTTCAGATTCAGTCTACTGAGCGAACCATTGCAGAGATTGAGCACGTTCACGACAAATACGGATACAAAGCCTTTATGATATTTGACGATGTGTTTATTGCCAGCAAAAAGCGGCTTGGTAGAATAGTTGATCAAATTGGCGGGAAATATCTTTTCAGGTGTTTTGCCAGGAGCAACCTGCTTGACGATAAAGTATGTGAATTACTCAGTAAGCTCGGGGTTGTGGAAGTTGGTATAGGCATTGAAAGTGGATCTAATGATGTGCTTGAAAGAAACATGAAGGGGACTACCCGCAAAATGAATACCCGGGCCGTTGAGAGACTTCACAATCATGGCATTCGTGCGAAAGCGTTTTTAATTGTCGGGCTCCCCGGGGAAACAAATGAAACAGTGGTTGAAACTGCCGATTGGATTGAAGAAGTACGTCCGGATGATATCGACATTTCGATTTTTCAACCAATGCCTGGTTCAAGGATCTTCGCTGATCCTGCCAAGTGGGGAATTAAATTCAACTATAATGGCCAGCCAGGTTGGTATAAGGGTACGCCAGGTCAATACGAAGCAAATATCGAGACAGAGGAACTTAATGCTGAGGAAATTGTTGCGTGGCGAGACATGCTTGAACTTGAATATAAACCGAGAGAACTTTTGAGATGATGATCTGGGTTTGTCCAAAATGTCATTATAAAAATGAAATCGAAGATGACAAACTTGATGATTATTGGTGTGAGAATTGCGGGCGGACAATGGAAAAGGTAACAAGAGTTGAATGGGAAATTAAACCAACCACCTTTATGCCGCCCGATCCGAGGCATATATGTTGACACTATTTGTTGTTCAAAGTAGGGCAGATAAATTGGATTCAGCATTGGTGGTAAAATCATTTGAGGGATTAGCTGATGAAATTCATTTCGTGCCAAACATTCAGAGCATTAACGATAAAGCTAAGAAGAACGAATGGTATGCTGTGATCTACGATGATGAATATATTGATGAGCCGCTTAAAGAAGGGCTGAAGGTATTTATTGAGCAAAGTGAGGTGGATGTGTTGGTATTGGGAAAACAGTCAAAGGATAAATTCTTTAAAGCGCCCAGGTTATTTCGACGCGCTGTTCAATTGGAGGAAGATTCGCTTATTCCTGTCAGGGCCGATTTAATGTTTGAAACCGTATTGAACGGGTGGGTTTATGATAACAATAATTAGGAGGGAAAGATGGTAAGCCGAAGAGGTTTCTTGAAAGTAGCTGGCGGCACAGCAGCCTTGGCAGTTGTTAATCCTTTTAAGGCATTCGCTGGGTTTATTCCTGATGATATCAAAGAGGGTGAAAATGTATTTTCGTTGGGTTTAGGCAATGTTTGTATTGGCAGTGCCATTGCAAATCTTCATGAAAAAGATATTTGTTTAAAGAAAACTGGATTGGCAACGATAAAAATTCGGACCTTTACTGATTTCAATAAACCAATGAATGGTTTCCCAACAGCTAACGATTTTCAAGTTTCTATGTCTTCTGAAATAGTAGCCGAGTGTTTCTTTAAAAAGGAGCCGAATATATTTGGGAGTGTCGGGCGTGTAGAAGTTGTTGTTATGTATCCAGATGGCCACAATTTTATGGCGATAATCTTCCCAAAAGCCCGAATGACAAGAAAGAAGGATATGTTTGTCTTTACATCTATTCCCGTGAAACACGAAACATGGAAAGATATGCCCCTTGGACGATTTTATTGGGATCGAAAATGATAACAATCAAATTTAAAGAAGCGGATTTCCAGCGATACATGAGGGCGCTTACGAAACTTCAGCAGAGTGTAAAGCTGTTTGGCCAGGATGAAATGCAACGGCGGTGCGCGGTGGATTATTTTCAGCTACTTGTGAATAATATTAAAAAAAGGTACTTTCCACGACCTGCATACTCAATACGATATAGAAGCTGGAAGTATGAATATGGCTGGCAAGGCTATCCGTCTCCGTGGCGATTAAGGGGGGACCTGGTAGGCAGTCTGTCTGCGTTTAGGGCGCCTGATGGAAAGAGCTGGATTGGTGGGGTCCCGATAGGGGCAATGGACTCAGGAGGTAAGTCATGGTTTGGAAAGGGTTCAAAAGGGCCGAGCGGTGGTTCAAAATCAATAGCTATGTACGGATCTATTGAAGAGAAAAGAAGGCCGGTGTTTGGACCGACCGCAAGCGAGTATGCTGGGGCAGGCTGGTCGAAGCGTGGGCAGGAAGCGTTAAATAATCTAAGAAAGGCGTGGGCATAAAATGAAATTTATAATTAGAATACATTCATGGGTAACTTGGTTGATCCAGCATCTTCCTAAATATCGGTGTGCAAACGGTAATCACACTTGGCTATGGAGTGGTGCTTCAAAAGCAACAAGGCCAGACCCTCTTTCGTTTTGTAGATGTGGAAAACATCAGTGGTGGGAAGTTGAAAAGAAACACCAAGAGTTAAATAATGCAAGTTCTTAATATAGAACCCAAAGACATCCATGTTACTATTGATCTAAGTATTAGGGAAATCAAAATGCTATTGAAAGCATTAGATAGAGTTAAGATCGATTATGACGGAAAGAAAGAGCCGGACATGATAGAGGCCGCCGGGTTTTTGAAACTGTTTTTTAAGTTTCTATCTGAGGTCGAGGAAGAGATTGGACCACCTAAGCGTAATGCAGCGTAAAGAAGCCTTGGACGATGTGATTTATCGGGCGATTATCCATTTTGAATCGGAGACGGGTGTTTCGGTTTTAGGTGTTAATGTGAGCAGGGTAGACAAAACAGCCTGCACCAGCGTATCAACAGAGGTTAAAGATAGATGGCTTTAGATAATACTGCGAAGGAAAGTAACATACGAGATTCGATAAAAAAGTTCTTTATCGATTCACTCTATACTGCCGAAGGCGTTCAAGTCACATTCGACCGATATCTCAGTACTCCGGATGTCCGTTCAAAATCAGTGGATCGATGGGTGTCCATTAACTTCGGCGGGATGGAACTCAGTGAGTTGTCGTCTCATATGCTCAACATCTATTGCTGTACCCGGGCAGACGGTGAAGGGTTTAAGTTGGCCCAGCTTCGGGACAAAGTTTATAAATATTTAACTGACAATACTCAGACTGATGGTATGGCCCGGATTACTTTTTACCGTAGCCGAGCCGATGGTAATTGGACGGGGATAGGGTATTTTATTGTCCAGGACGTTATTGAAAGCCAGCAATTTGAGGCAGATGATGGCACAAAATACAAAATCTTAACAGCGAGACTCAGGTTTTCATCAAAGGTTTAATATGGATAAGAAGATTTTCGTTACTTGCGAGAAATGTGGAAAGCGTTTAATCGAGCGGTTGCCGAACGGATTATGGCGATTCTGTTTTGGGCGCAATCCTGAAGATCCCGGGAAGCCTCCGGTTGACATTCTTATTCATGGGAACCTTCAAATAAAATGTCTGCGGCGTACTTGCGGGCATGTCAACACTTTAAACTATCTTCCTTTCAAGGAAAATAGAGACGCTGCTTAAAGCCCTTCAATCAGTTCTACTCTGAATCTTACCTCAATCGGTCTATCCGAAAACTCCGACTTATAAATGTAATGTTGTGAATATTGGTTCACAGAAAGGAGTTTTACTATGGCAAGATCAGGTCCCGTAGCGACAGATACGACAACTATTGCGCTTGGATTGGCGCAAATACGAGTTGGTAGTTCGTCTGACAATATTACCAAACCTGGAGCTGAACTGTCTTCCAGTGATTCGATTGGAGCCTTGGCGAATACTAAGTTCACCGGGAATACCGATTGGTACAAACTGGAATCAGGCTTTCCTCTAATTGAGGATTATACCACGCCTATCAGGGAAGGAGCTATGCTGGAGTGTGCGTTTAAGGAGATCACTCCGGAGCACATGGCTCTGGCTCATGGTGATGACATCAGTGGAGGTGGATATGATGTCCATTCTGGTGAGGTTACGTTAGGTAGCCGATCTGCTCCCGATTACGTGCGGATGGAAGCGGTATACACTTATCCTGACCAGTCAAGCACTATGATCATTATCTTCCCGAGGGCGCAGGTGTCAGCGAACGTGGAGATGGATTTGCAGTCTGAGACTGCTGCTGCTGTTCCGATTACATTTGAGTCCAAGAATGCGTCAAGTGACGTTACGGACGGCGATGCAATTTGGGATGACAAAGCCCTTGGTCATATCCTTTGGGCATAAACCTTTAAAATAATTGTGGTGGGCGTTGTGCTCATCACAAAATAAGGAGAATTATCATGTCGGAGAATGAACAGAAAAAGATTAATCCGCAAATCACGGAGATCGAGATCGGTATCCGTGAAATGCGGAAGATTAAAATTTATCCCTTGTCCATGTCGGATCAGTTAAAGCTGACTGGTTTAATATCCACGGCAGTTGCGGCGCAGGTTGCCAAAGAAGAAGGTGGGGACATAGCTATAGTGGCGTTTATTGTGGAATTAGTGAAGGAAAACCTTGGACGTATCCTAACTATGGTAACGGGAGAGGATGACAAATTATTGGAAGAGGTTTCCAATCTTCAGGCGGCTGCAATATCCGAAGTGGTTTATGAGATGAATTACGGCATTGTAGTAAAAAACTTCAAGAGCCTCTTCGAGAAAGTGATGACGCTGTTTCCATCGGAGAGGCCGTTACCGCAGTTTGCGAGCGATACGGATACCGAATTGACGACTTCTACAGAAAATCCTTCAGAGACGGAGGAGTTACCTTTGGACAGTTGATTGTGCTGTTCGAGCATTCGGAAAAGAGGTTCGGGGATAGGCTGAAGTTTGAGGCACAGATTCATGGAGTTAATATTGAAGAGAAAACTGCCCCGGCAGGACAAGCTAAAAAGCCAAAGGGTGGATTTATGTTCGGAGATCCGGAAGCGTACAAGGATATGCCAAAGGCTGAAAAAGAGCGAATAACGCAGCAAATGATGAACCGGCACAGGATTTGGGCTCAGGAGAGTAAACCCATGGGCGGGAAAACGAGGGTAAGATAAATGGCTGATAAAACATTGACACTTGGAACGTTGTTTTCGGCAGATGCTAAAGATTTGTTGGCGGTTTTGAAAAGGGTCAAGACCCAAATAAATATGATTGCGACTGCGGCAAAACAGTTGCAAACCTCTATGGGTGCGATGAATAATGCGGTCAAAACTGGCGCATCAGGAATGTCCGGTTATGCTTTAGCAACTAAGTCTACAGTGGCATCCATAAAGGGTGCTGTTGGGGAATCCTCAAAGTTTAAGCAAGCCCTTAGTCAATTGAATTCAGTGGCAGCTAAAACAAAAACTGGATTCGATGCGGCTCACTCCACATTAATGAAGGTTGAAAAAGCCATTCATGCTACTGGCCAAAGAATGACAGCAGCAGGAAAAAATGGCCAAGGTTTTGTTAATACTGCAAATCGTATGGCATTGGTTAACCAAACGCTTACCGGAAAACTCAAAGCAACTTCTGCAGGATTTCAGCAGGTTGGCACACAAACAGTAAAAGCCTCCACCGCAACTAAAAAAGCCACAGAGCAATACGCTGGCTTTACTAAACAAATATCTCGGGTTCATGGTGGCCTTGAGCGCGTCAAAGCGGCGTTCAAGGTTACAGCGTCCTACGGTATTGCAGCCACAGCGATTTATGCGGTTGTAACCGCTTTTAAAACGGGCGTCCAAGCTATGATTGATTATGATCAGGGGTTGAAGAATCTCCAAGCCATTACTGGGGCAACGGATGCTGAAGTGATGGCCATGGGAGAGACCATTAAGACCGTTGCGAGAGATACTAAATTTTCAACATCTGAAGTAGCAGAAGGAATGACGTTATTGGGCCAGGCCGGTTTTGACGCTGGTGAGTCTATGGCCGCCATGCACGATACCGCAATGTTGGCCACCGGAACCTTGTCTGACATGAAACTCACAACCGACCTTGTAACTACTACAGTTAGGGCGTTTGGATTGCAAGCCACTGATTCTGGGCGCGTTGTAGATGTTATGGCGAATGCTATCAATAAATCAAAACTCACCATTGATAAACTAAGAATTGCATTTAATTATATTGGTGCCACTGCCGCGCAAGCTGGACTAAGTATTGAGCAGGTTGCCGCAACCGCCATGAATTTTGCTAATAGTGGTCTTAGAGCCTCCACAATTGGAACAGGGTTCAGGCAAGTCCTAAGTAAACTTTTAAAGCCAAGTGAGAGATTGAGTAATGCGTTAGCAGCGGTGGGGTTAAACCTGGATGATGTGAACCCTAAGATGGTTGGGTGGCAGGGGTCGCTTAATGCTCTTACAAATATCCTTTATGATTCAGAGACCAAAACAGTGGATATGGCCAAGGCGTTTAGTCTATTTGGTTTACGTGGTGCTCAGGCAGCGGCAGTCATTGTCTCATCCTTTGTTTCCGGGAAGTATCAAGATGCGTTGAATAAGGTTTATGAACTTGGAACTGCTGAGGAAATGGCAGCAAAACAAGCTGAAGGGCTTGGTATTAAAATCAAGAACTTGGTTGATAGGGCTAAGAATGTCGCTGTTGCTTTTGGTGAGGCTGGGGCCGCTAATGCATTAAAACTCTTTATTGATGGTTTAGGGGGGGTTGTGGTTGGAATTGAAACCTTTGCGGGGGCAATTGCAGGGCTGGCCATAATTCAGTTGGCAGCTTTAACTGGGGCATTGAAAGTAGCACAGATAGCGGCAGCTTTTCTTTATTCAACACTTATGAAGTTTACTGCAATCCAAGCTGTTGTTATGACTTTCAGGGGATTGGCCACGACTCTTTCTGGAAAGACCGGTCTCGTGGGGGGCTTGGCTACTGCGGGGCTTTATCTAAAGGGTTTTCTTGCTGCATTAGGTCCACTTAAAATTATATTATTAGCAATTACAGGGGCATTTTTGGCTTATCGAAATGCTATGCAGGCATCCGTGAAGGAAGTTGAACTGAATGCTGTCAAGTATATGCAACTTGTTAATTCACTTAAAGCATTTGGCGGAGCGTTAGAGACAACAGGCCAGAGGGCTATAAGATTTAAAGATGATACCTTTCAAGGCAATGCTACGAACCAAGCATATTTAGTCACGTTGCAGAGATTGATTAAAGCACACCCTGAGTTGGCAGATAAAATTCAGCTTACTATTGATGCTTACAAAGAAAACAATAGAGTACTAAAAGAATTTGCCAGTGAAGCTCATCTATCAAAGGTGGAAGCGTTAGTTCAATTACATAGAGAATATGGTGAGGCTGCTGAAGATGCAAAACTTTGGGCTGGGGTGTGGGAAGAAGTTAAACTCCAACTTTCCGCTGTATGGGATGGAATCAAATGGGTAGGTAATGAGATTGACAGATTAAATGACAAGGTAGGGGACCTTAAGTCCTCTTTTGCCGGTTGGTTGGCAGATGTTGCTGAAGCACATATTCCGGTAGTGGGCAAGATGTTAAGTAAGATGTTCCGAATTTTAGAGGAAGGCTGGAGAAAAAGTTCAAAAGCTGTGGCTAAATATTTTAAATCGTTTGGTGAAGGAACTACTGAAGTTGAAAAGTTTAGCAAAAAACAAAAGGAGGTTATAGACAGCATTGCAAATGGTTACTTAACTCTTAAAGAAAAAACTAAGCTGTCATATTTTGAAATTTTACATGAATTACAGGCTATGACAGTTGAAGGTAAAAAGTTAAGCCATGAACTTGTATTTGCAATTTTGGAAGCTATCACAAAAGGTCAGGAAGCGATAAGTACATGGGTTAAAACACATGGGGAAGCTGTGCAATCAATGACAGAGACTTGGTTGACGTATTATAGAAAACAGGACCTCATGGGTCAGTTTGATCTCCAGAAGAAGAAAGCCTCCTTGGAAAGCTCGGCTAAAAAATTAAAGGAGTTCTTACAGGGTAAACTTGGAGACGAAGAAGATGCTCAAAAAAAGATAAATACTGTAATGACGAAATGGTGGAATATGCAGTTACGTGAGTATATTGCCATGCTCGACAAAAAGGATGCTAAATCCCAAAGTAGTGAACAAAAACTTATGGATATGATAGATAACGGTCTTGCGAAACAACAGAGCGTTTACGTAAAAATTGAACATGATCGCCAAAAGATGTTGAAAGTGTATGCCTGGACGGAAGCCCAAAAGGACAAAATAAACCAATTTTATAATAACAAGAGGGATGCCGCAAATGCAAAAGAAGAAAAAAAGGCAGAGGAACGCCATGCTAAATATCTAAAAGAAACTGGAAGGGCTGCGGAAATAAATTTAGCAGATCTTGATCGTGAATTTAAAGAACGTGAAGATTTGGAAGAAGACTTAACTGACAAAATCAAGCAAATGACCCTCTCAACCAAGGATTACAAATTAGGGGCTCTTGACGAAGAAATCGATAAAATTAAAGAGAATTACACCATTACTCAAGAATTATTAGAATTGCTTAATGAATATCGTACAGCCTCTATTAAAAAGATCCAGGAAGGTGCTACTAAGTGGGTAGAGATTACCAAAAAAACCCGCAGGTTGATCCAGACTGAATTCGGTGATCTATTCGGTAGTATTCTTCAAGGCGAAGTTAAATCCTTTGGTGACTTCCTGCTTGATTATTGGAAGGCAATGGCCAATTCTCTCGGAGACATTCTTGCCGAGGCCCTTGTAAATAGTGTGTTTGGGAAACAAAAGGATAAGGGTATTTCGTTCGGAGACATATTTGAAGGGATAATGGGAATGTTTGGCGGTGGTGGCGGAGGTGTAGGTGTAGAAAGTGGTGGCTTTGACCCAGGAGGGTATTACGGTCAATGGCACAAAGGCGGTATTGTAGGCGTGAGCCCTGCCCCTGTACGAGCCGTAGACCCCATGGCCTTTATAAACGCTAAACGATATCATAGCGGTCTTGCTTCGGACGAGATCCCGGCAATTCTTCAAAAAGGTGAACAGGTTATTCCAAAAGGCCAAGCCCAACAGTCCCAGCCGGCCCAACAGTCCCAGGCACCACAACAAACATACAATATTAATATTCAAGCCGTTGATGCAAAGTCTTTCACGGAATTGGCAAGACGTAACCCCCAGGCAATTATTGGGCCATTCAAGGATGCGTGGAAGGCCGGTAGTGACGTAAGAGATTTAATCCGCTCCACAATTTAATGAGGTAATAATCATGGCGGCGTTCCCCACATTATCACGATTCTCATACATTATCCCGCTTGAAATGAATTTGGTAAGCGGCAAAACTTTGATATCGAGTTTCGATGAATACGGAGAAGAGAAGAGGCGGAAAAAACAGACCTTTGTGAAACGCGATCTTGCTTTGGTTTTCGAGAACTTATTGAAAGATGATATCCGATTATTGTGGAGATTCCATGTTGCCAGGCATGGGAGCTATGAAGCCTTCAACATTTTCCTTGATACCAATTTTGGGGCGTGGATCTCAACTGATTCATACATTGACGAGTATGTTGGTGTAGGGAATGACTCAACGGTGCTTTTTAATCTGCCAGCTAAGTCCAGTTCCGATTACAAAGTCTATGTGCAGAACCCTGGTGAATCCAGCGCGGTCGAGAAGACAGGCGGGGGAGTTGACTATACGTTTTCTGCTCTTGGCGGTACAGATGGTGCGGACGAGATTACGTTTACAACTGCTCCTGAAGCTGGAGCAATAGTAACGTATGATTTCACGGGAACTCTAAAGATTCGATCGAGATTTAAAGAGGATGAAATGACATATCAACAATTTTACGATCGATTATTTAATGCAGGTCTTGAAACAAAGGGTTTATTGAATTCATGAGAACATTAACTCCTGATATTATTGCAGAGCTGGAAGCATCCGAGCTCACTCCTTTTTATGGTCTCAAGATTGAATTGGAAGGACTCGAACAACGGTATACCGATTGTGACATCCCTCTTATAATATCTGGAGAACTTTATTACCCGAGAAAGTTTAGTTTTGAGGCCATTAGATATTCGATGAATAACGTTGTTGATCAATTGAAGCTCAAGGTTGATGACATTGATGAGGTTTTAAAACAACCTTTTGCAGATGCCGTAGTGCAAGGAACAACAGTAGAATTAAAACAGGCACTGTTAGACTCCAACCGGAATGTGTTGAGTGGTGAATTTACTATGTTTGAAGGAGAGATAGACGCATGGGATTTAGATGAGACTGATGTTAATATGACGATTGCCAGCCAGTTTGTCCAATGGTCGCAGCAAACGTTATCGAGACACAGTGCATCCTGTAGATGGAAAGAATTCGCAGGAACGGAGTGCGGATATTCCGGAGATGATAAATGGTGCGACAGGAGCTATACAAGGTGTCAGGCGTTGAACAATACAGCTAATTTCGGTGGATTCAGATTTTTGCCTGCCTTGATGGACAAAGAGGTGTGGTGGGGGAGTACTCAATCATGAAAAGATATTTATCACTATTAATAATTATTGTTTCGCTTGGGTTGGTATTTAATGCACCTGTCTCGTTTGGTAAAATAACGTACCAAAGAACTGCTATTTCTGGAGGAGGATCGGGCGCTTTAGATGAGATTGATGGAAGCGGCCTTAATGATGGAGTGCTTGCTTTTGTTCACGTGAGCGGCAAAAAATATAGCTACATCCTGGATGCTGATAGCGGATTAAGTGAAGCTCTCCCGGGTATAGTGGCGCCTGATACCAATGCCGGAACAAAGAGGTGGATCTTACAGAAAGACAGTACTGAGGGCGGTGGAACCAACTTCGATTCTTCAGGTTCGACGGGTCTTGTAAAGGTTACAGGGGGGTCGTGGTCTACCACCACAAACAACTCAAGTACTTGGGATTCCACAGCCACAACGGTTACGGCAGGATCAGCTAATTGGGATACTGCATATTCTGATCGTTTGAAGTGGGATGGAGGGGCTACTGATTTAGTAGCGGCAACCGGAAGGTCTTCTTTGGGGATTGATGGTCATGCTTCAAATATAACCTCGGGGGCGTATTATACTGGGGTTTTTGATGAGTTTGATTATTCGGCGGCAGAGAATGTGCAGGATGTGTTAGACGATTTGGATGCAGCTATATCCTCTGCGAATACCCATTCTGATGCTCTATACAATACCTACGTGGGGACTGACGCTCTTGCAGCCAAAACAACCGGGGAACAAAATGTGGCAGTGGGTTATTATGCGCTTGATGCGAATACCTCTGCAATTGGCAATGTGGCGGTTGGATACAATGTCATGGGGAGCAATACGGTCGGATTTGGTAATTCTGTACTTGGTGCTTCAGCTCTCTTATATAATATTGATGGAGACTTGCACGCAGTTCTTGGATGGCAGGCTGCTCAGGGCAATACCACTGCTGACAAGAATACCGCTATCGGAGCAAGTGCTTTCTTCAGAAATAAAACAGGATCAGGCAATGTGGGGCTTGGATATAAAGCAGGCTATGGTGTATACAACAATAGCAATGAACACAATGTCTTCATCGGATACCAAGCAGGCGATAGTGTAACAACCGGATCTGATAACATCGTTATAGGTTACGATCAAGACCTTTCCTCTCCCTCAGCGAGTAATTATCTCAATATCGGTGGAGTGTTGACCGGGAATTTGTCAACAGGTGCTTTGGATGTTACAGGTGCATTTAAGGCTCTAACACTTGAGAGCACCCAGGCTACAGGAACAGCGCCTTTCACGGTAGCTTCGACCACAGAAGTGGCCAATCTGAAAGCGGCTACCGCGACTTTGGCTGATGCTGTAGATATCACGGAATCTGCCGGGGGTATTGTCTGGACTGATGCAGATAGTTTGGAGGTTCTTGCAGGAACAGCTACAGCGGCCCAGTTCT